TTTCCCCCCACAACAACCCCCCCTGCCATAATGATATTCTCAATAACCCGCTTATTTACCTTATTTTCTTTATAGGAAAGGTTACGGTCTGCAAAATCTGCTAATGAAAAATACTCACCATTCTCAATACGTTCATTAAAAATTTGATCAGCTGCACGGTCTCCAACCTGTTTTATGTTAAGCAACGACCAATACATTTTATTAGTCTTAACATCCGAAGAAACATACTTCTCAGACTTATTCACATCCGGAGAAACTATCTCCGTATTACCTGAAGCATTAATTTCCTGGATATATACAGCATAGTCTTCATCACTTGCATACGAGAACGCTACAGTCCAATATTCCAAAGGATAATGAACTTTCAACCATTGGCTTATATAACCCGTCAAAGTATAAGCAACGGCGTGAGAACGATTAAATAAGTACGTGGAAGCCTTATCAATTGCATCCCATACATGTTCAGCATATTCTTTATCTACTTTGAAATTTTCAACATAATACGGAATAAATCTTTCACGGTATTTTGTGAGTTCCTCATACTTCTTCTTTACCATTGCTTTACGCACGTCATCGGCCTCTACGAGGGAAAGGCCTCCTAATTTCCGACATATTTCCATGACAGACTCCTGGTAGCAAAAAATTCCCAATGTTTTACCAAGAATATCATCTGTCCCTACAAAATATTCAACAGGTTTATCTCCACGTTTACGAGCTATATATTCATTATGGAAATTGTTTTCCATAGCTCCCGGACGATACAGCGAAATAGCAACTACCAAATCCTCAATATTATCTGGTTGCATTTCCTTACAATAGGAAGTCAGGCCAGAAGAACCAAAATGAAACACATCCCCGTTCCACCCATTTTTAAAATACCTGTAAACTTCTTTATCGTCCAAAGGTAAATTGTAAATATCAACATCAACCCCGTGATTTTCCTTTATCAATTTCAATATATTCTGGAATTTATCCAACTGTTTAACCCCCAGGATATCCTCTTTTAAAAACCCGGCAGAATCCATTTCATTTCCTTCCCACTCACTAACATACATTCCTTCCTGCTTTCGTATCGGAACCCAATGGAACATATCGTGCTCATCCGGAAATATCATGGTTGCACAAGCATGAATTGATTGAGTTTTAGGTGCGCCCAAAACTATAGAAATTTCATTTATCAATTCAGGGTATTTATGAATAAAGGCCATCAATCTGCCATTTCCGCAAGCCTTTATAAATATATCCTCGTACTTCCTATCACTCGTTTCCAGTATCTTTGTGACCATATTCACATCCTGGAATGGAATACCCATAAGGCGAGCAAAATCCTTTATTGCTTGTCGTGGCTGTAAAGCAGAATAAGTTCCCACGGAACACACCTGCGTAATTCCATAACGCTGTTCCATGTATTCTTTTACTCTTCCCCTTACTTCTCCAGGGAAGTCTGTATCTATGTACAATTTTGCCCCCTCCAGTCGCCCAGAGGGGGCGATTAATCAGGCAGCGATACCGGAACGAATCGCTGCCCAACCTTTTTTTCAATTTTAGTTATTTTCATAATATATTGTATATTTATCAGAACACAAAATTATCTCCAACCTTTAACTCTTTTGCTTGCTTACTACCTCCATTTACCCATTGTTCAGGGAAATATTCTTTAACAGTGCCATCTTCTAAAGTTATTTCAATAGTCTCTGCTTCAGTAAAATAACCCGCACGGCCTTTATTTAAGAACCTTTCAAACAGTAAATCAAACCCAATAGGGTCTAACCGTGTTATATCCAGGAGTGCCGCGATAAGGCTCCCTCCCGCTGAACCACGCCCGAGACCTGTCAAAATTCCTTCTTTTCTGCACCAGCCCACAATATCCCAAAGAATAAGGAAATAATCAATAGTCTCTCCGTATTCTATTGTATCTACCTCTTTCTGAATTCTTTCAATTACGGCATCCTCTCCATATTTATCAATGAATTCCGGATGATTCTCTATGCCCTTTTCTATTAAATGCCAAAACAAATCCTTTGAATTAGAAAACTGTTTAGCTTCTTCAGGCTTCATTTTATAGGCTGGTAAATGTCTATTTTTCACAGGAATCGTAAACTTGCATCGTTTAACGATATCATGTAGATTTTCAACAGCTACCTCAAATAATTCAGCGGCTATGCTATCTCCATCCTCATTATTTTTACATAAAGCAGTCAATTCAATCAAATACTCATCCCAATTTTTAAAATACTGATTATGACTTTCATAAGTGGATTTTCCAGCAATGGAATTAAGCCGTTGTTTTATGATAGAATAATCAGCCTCCAAATAATAAGCATCACAAATTGCTACAGGCTTTAACTTGCTGTATATGTATTCTCTCAAATTGGTTAAGTACCAGTTATCTCTATCAACTTTCGTATATTCAACGGTGTCTAATTGGTAATACCCAACTAATAACGGAACTTTATTAAAATCCAATGTTTTAGGGTCAAAAACAACCACCAAACCATCCGTCAAATCAAAAAATTTATCCTCTTCTACATACCTACCATTTTCACAATTTATCTCCTTATTAATCCCCAAAAGATTATCCCAACCTTTTTCATTTTCAACAAAACATTTTACTGTATAAGATAAATCCTCTTTGGGACGATATACTGTTACCTCCATTCCTATAATAGGATGGATTCCTCCTTTTTGGCAAGCTAATTGGAATTTTAAAGCACCAGCCAAAGTATCACGTTCACAAATCCCAAGATTTTTAATTCCTAAAAATTTAGCTTTATCAACCCATTCTCCATAATGACCAGAACCGTTCATAAGTTCAAATGAACCATGAACCCCAAGAAATGAATCTTCAGAACCTGAATAAGTAGTTTCCCCAATATAGCGTAACTTTGTAAGTGTAACCTCTTTTTCTTTACCCACAGGAAGCCAATACCACTGAGAACCGAATTTATAAACATAATTGTCAACAGACATATTCGTCAATAATTCGCCTATAAATTGAAAATTACGCATGAATAATTTCTCTGCTTTTCCTGGCTTTATAACTCCATTTTCATCAATAATATCCTGCTGTCTGGCTACTGCCAAACCATAGGTCTTTTCTCCTATTTCTACGACGTTCTCTGCAATAACTTTATATTTAATGAAGTTATCTTCTAAGTATTTTATGAGTTCTTCCATCCTATTGTGTCTGCAACTTTAAGAGTTATGTCTTCCAAATGTTTGCACCCTATATTAACAAATGCTTGAGCAAAGAATTCACTCTCGTCATCTCTTATGCTGTAAAATGGAGATTTATAATTCGTAAACACCATTTTCAATTCTGGAACAACCTCAAAACTCATTCCTAAATCCTTCGTTAAATCAAATATAGAACGAGCTTCTTCTGCATACCTTACCGAACCAAAACAGATATCCAATTTACCGCTAAATCCAGAATCTTTTAAAGAAATAGCTTCTTTATAAATTTGAGATGCGCAATAATTTGCCCAGAAAGAATTATCATATCTTCGTAAAGTTTTTCCAACATTTTCCAGCAACCTGCGTCCAGTCAACTTTGAATTAGGTAAATTATTCCGCCCAATAACGAAAACCGCATGATTATCCTTCCAACGGCGATACTCCTCCTCATTTAAAGAACTTATAGGGAAACCTATAAAAGACGAAACGAATTCCCTTACACCGTCCGAAAAATCCCCAACAATGCAATGTTCAGAATTATCTATAACTGAATTTTTATAGGTATCTTTTCCGGAGCCAATAACTCCGATAATACCTGTTACGCTAATTTTCATAACTGACCCAAATTTAATTCTTTATCAACGAATGATTTTATATGTGGGAAATCTTCCCAATCATTGGAATACTTCCTGAATAATTCATGACATTTATTCCACGTTTTAATCATAGCTGGCAATATGTTCCCCAGATTAATTTCACGATAGACAAAAATAGCTAAATCCAAAATATCACACATCTTGAAGAGTGCATACTGCCTTTCGGTTAAATGTTCGGCTATGTTTCCGTATCTCCTTATTCCTGGATTAGCATTGAGTATTTCCTCCTCTAAAGTGTGCCAACAATCAGAAGTTTTTTCATTGAAATACTTTACAGGATGAACACAATCCCCTGTAATTGTTTCCGGAATATCATGGCAAAGCACATAGTCAAAAACATTAATATCATACGCTACATCCTCTTTCGAAGCGAATGTACGAAACAGCATAGCTGTCATATAGGAATGTTCTAACAGGTTATATCCCTGTAATTTACGTGTTCCGTTAAAACGTTCCACGTCTTTCATTTTCAAAATTGAACTTAATACTGTTTCCATATCACTTTGAGAATAAATCGTTTAAATACGGGTTATTAAATTTGATTTCAACCTCAGGAAAAACATGTTTATAGAACACCAACGCCCAGTCTTTCCATAAATATCCAAATTCTCCAATAGGGGTCTCCCATTTCAAATATTCATCAATATCAATTCTAATAGAATGTTCTCTAAACCTTCTTTCAAACCTCGCCAACTCAGAAATAAATACATCAAAATATATTAAGGAATTCGGAAGTAAATATTGAAAATTATGCTTACTCTTATAATCTTCTACCTTATTATTCTCAACTATCTCCTTTAATTGATCCACCTTATCTTCATATACATGGAAGTTAGTTACGAAATGATAATAATTACCAATTTCTAAACCAAGTATTCCAGCGATATATTCTTGCATGAGGGTGAAATTAAACACATTCACAGCCGACATTCCCCAGATACAATCATTGCTCCGCATTGTAACGGTACAATCAAGTTTTCCCTCCACTACCATGAATTGAAGTGTACGGGTGCAGGGTATATCTTTTGTCTTCTTTAGAACGTATTCTGTCCCATTCCATTCATAATCATCTTTTATAGGATCATGAATAGTTATGCAGGCTTGCCGACTTGTTTTTTCATTCTGTAAAGTGTCAATAACGAACTTCAATTGATCTACACCACATCTCCCAGCAGGAGACGTTGAATACTTATAATCTTTAGTGCTTCCATTGTAACCCCGCAAACGTGGTCCATATCCAGCCCTCATATATTTCCCGTCATCTGAAAAACTCAACAAATTTTTCACATAATGGGAGGGCATCTTCATATCATTAATACCCATTGCAAGCCAAAGGCTTTCCACCCAGCCCAGATATTTATTCCATTTTCTCTCAGGAATAGTACAGTATCTGTCAGTAGGATTGGTAATACACAATAAAAGAGGGTGTGGAAGTTCCAAACAGCGATATCCACGTGTTTCTCTCCACACCCCTTTTTCCAATAAAGCTCTCCCCGTAATTAATAGAGCCTGATTTAAATTTTCAGCTATAAACATTTTCCTCGGTTATTTAATATTTAATACAAATAAACTAACATTACTTATAATAACCAAATATTTTAACAAATATATTAGTTACTAATTTTTAATGACAGCTACCGAAGAAATAACTAACGTCTTTGGGAAAATAAAGTTTATTCCTTCTTTTTCAAAATCTTTAATCTGAGTTACAGAATCAAATCCAAAATTTTTGGTATATAAACTCAATTTATTTTTACAAAATATTGCAACTCTCATCCCTGAGTTTTCTTCTACCCCCTCATAAATATATCCAGATCGATCGTTTCCTTCCTTAAATTTTACTCTAATAAAGGCCTCACTCTCTTTAGTGCTTATATGAATATGATAAATATTCGTCCCTTTTTCGTAAGTTATGGAAAACTGATCTAATGAAATTGTTCCAACCAATCTATTTTTCATATAACATTCATCATAAGCGCAAAATATCATAGATTCATTTTCCATATAACCAGTATGCGAACCCATTGATTGTTGGGCCGAAGCAAAACCAGCAATCAATAAAAACATAATCAAAATTACTTTTTTCATATCTATAAATTTAGATGTTAATATTTATTTTTCCGGCATCACGATATTCCATTTAGGAGGGAATACAAAATCAATTTCTTTTTTACTCGGTTTAAATGTATTCTTTATGCGTTCATTCTTTTTTGAAAACCTATTTCCGATCCCTTTGCTATATTTGGAAGTTTCACAAAAACAATTTTGTAAATCAATCAAAGTAGGCATCCGTCCAGGCAAAGGAATGAATTCTTTTCCAGGGTGATTTTTTTGCCACTCCGCAAGCAACTCCTCAAGATTTTCGTGAACCCACTTTATCACAGCTACATAGTCAATCCGTCCTTTACGGTTTGTTTTCCCTTCAAAATCAAACGTCCACTCTATCCCCCTCTTTGCTCCGGGTCCAGCTACAATAAAATCATTCTCACTGAAATCAAACAGAGGGCTATACATAAAGTCAAAGACATATTGTTGTGCTGTGAAATCTCCATATATATCCAAAGAATGGAGTAAATCATACAATTCCAGCGGACTTTTTGCGGCAAGCAATGTATTTACAAACCCATTCTCAAATATTTCCTTTTTGAAAATATCCAAATGCGCTCTGTACTTTGACCAACCCTGAATATAAGAATACTTTGGCATCTGGTAGAAGCAGCAATTTATAACATAAGCATTGCTATAAACAGGCTCTTTCTGAACCATTTCGTCCAATACTTCAACGATAGCTTCAAAATCTGTTTCTAAAGTAATATCGCCTAATTCAGTTTGTAAGCGTTCCCACGTCTCAATCTTGTTAAAATGCTTAAACAACAGAATACGGAAAAACATGTCCTCTCTGGAGTATTCCTTTCCATTGTAAATAACATTTCCTATTAGATACTGGCTTACTCGGTCTAATGCACGGTAAACATTTGTAAATTTGAATTCCCTAAAAATAGGGTCATCAGTTAATGGAAAAGGCACATGGAAATATCTTTTCCAGAATATTTCCATGCGCTCAACCATAAAATTCAGATAATACTGAAAATTTTCATTTGGTTTGAAATTCATAATCCCATGTGTTTAATGACCACGGAAGTCCGTACCCAAAAGATTTTATCTTCGCCTGCCTTGCAGATAATTTCTTCCACTCCACGAGAACTCTTGTAGCAGAATTGAGAAATTACGGCTTTTACTTCTACTTTTTTGCGAATGAACCGAACTTCATCTCCTGCCTGAAGCTTCGTAACTTTGGAAGCCTGAATATAAACAGGGTGGTACTTTTCCAGGCCGTTTTTAATTACTTTTTCTTTTTGAACTTTTTCCTTTTTAGCCTTTGGCTCTTTTTGAACAGGAACTTCTTCCTGCACATTTTTGTCTTCCACTTCAAAAGGTTTTTCCTGCTCTTCATCGTAAGCGTAACCTTTAACCCCCTCGGCGATAGACATTACTCCTCTTTTTTGAAGAATGCTGGCGATTATTTCTTTTTCTACTTCAGAAGTAGACTTTTTGAATTTGTTCTGCAGAAGCTGAGTGTTGTACCCTTTGAACTTCTTTTCCATTTCTTGCTTTTCCATGGTTTCAAAATTTTTGTTTGTTATACTAATTTTTATTGCCTTAACTTGACATTACAAATGTAGTAAGTGTATTTGTATTGCGCAAGACTTTTTCAAAAAATTTTGAAACTTTAACATTTTCATAATGAAAAACTCATCTGAGAATATCCTCTATTCATGTTTAAAAGCAAAAGTTTTTTTATCCCCCGTTCCAAACCATTGCGCGTCGGCTTTGGCAATAAATTCTCTGGTAGGTTCACCTGTTTCATAACCCCCATAAATACCGCATTCTTCTCCCCTTATTAATCTTTCATATTCTTGTGCGATATACTTATATTCAAACAAAGAAAGCAATTCATAATTATTATGGACTATCTCGTCATATTTTTCCCTACTTATGTCCATCAATTCATTAATACTTTCTGCAAACTGTTTAGGGGTTGCGTCATAAGGTATCATCCAATAATTGATTCCAGCCTGAAAAACTTCTCCATTTCCTTCCTCATTATTTGAAAGACCCAAATTACGAGCAATAGGAACAATACCGTGCATAATACTCTCAATCAAAGTCCTTGAAAAATGAGAACCCAATGTTTTATTCACCTTATACCACGCCGTATCTATAAAGAATGCAGTATCTCCAAATATAATGTCCCTTTCTTGTTGATTTACCCAGAATACATCTTCCACTCTACCTGTAGATTTTGCCAAAGGTAAAATCTGTTTACCTATATTTTCCTCCAAACAGTCCGGATCGGAAGAACGGTTTACCATATATTTATCTTTAGGCTTGAACTTTGCTTCCATGTATCTCTTTTCAATTCCAGAACCACCCAAAACGACGAATGTATCATCCCTTAAATATGGAATAGCACGAATAAGGTCATCCACATGTTTAGAAGCCTTCCAATTTTGAAGAGAGAATATAATCCCTGTTTTCTTAATATTATCAAAATTGGTCTTATCAAAATTCACCGTTGATAAATCCTGTGGATTGAATATCATTACCCGAGGAACAGGTAACACTGAACATGAATTATAGGAAGCTGGATGAACAGTAATAAGCCTATCAAAATATTTTGAAATATGGTACTGCCATGCACTATTCCCACGTAAATTAGCATCATGAACCATCCCAATATTAACAGGGTTAGAAAGATTCAATAGTTCCGGCCAATCGGTATCTGTCAATATTTCTTTCTGCTTAAACCAAAATGGAGTGTGCCAAAAAACAGCATCATACCCCTCTAATTTTTCTTTTAAACGGAGTTTCTGTTCCTTCGTTTTGAAACCTACAAAACCCTCAACCCATCCTGCTTCCGGCTCATATAGAAGGCCTGTACCACATCCTCGTTCCAAATTTACATGTTTCCCTTGCTTAATTAAGAAGCGCACATCTCCAGATTTCTCTCTAAAATGTTCTCCGTACTTTAACAAAAAGAAATCAACTGTATGTCCTAATTCTTTTAATCCACGGATAGCAAGTTCCGCATGTTGAGGGAATCCTCCCATAGGATCGGCAGAATGGACTATATAAGCTATTTTTAAATTAGATTTCTTACAAGTTTTCATATCAATCTTTTTCTTAATTCACTCGTGCTATAATTATGCTTACGATCATTATAGACTATCTTAATCCCTTCTATATGTTTGCCTGTATGTTCCTTATCCTTATATTCTTCACCAACGAAACGTTTAGTAGGCATTATCATAAGTAACATATTTTCCAAATCTTCTTCGGTATCAAATGGGATAATCATATCTATTCCTTTTACAGCCTGTAATTGAACATATCGTTCATACATACTCTGAACGGGTTTATTCTTTAGGTTTGGCCTGCTAATTGTAGGATCAGTCAATAGTCCCACAATCAAAAAATCACACATAGAACGTGCTTCCTCCAGCATTGCAATATGTCCAGCGTGAAGCAAATCAAATGTACTTGCAGTAAAACCAATGCACATTCCTTTATTTTTCAATTCTATTATTTTTTCAAACATGATAATCCTTTGTTTATAAATTCTTCTACTTTTACTTTTTCGCTTTCAGGTGCATACTTATACGTACGAATAGCTTCTGAAATTTCTAAAACATTCATGACCTCCTTTTGCGGAAGAATATTTGAAAAATTCATATACTCATCAAAAATATTTAATAGCGAAATTTTGTCTTCTCTTAAAAGTGAATATCTAAATTTTGCCACATCTAAAAGATAAGAATGATAAGCATTTTCTTCAAAAATTGGATCAATCAAATACAGTTCATTTTCCATTCCCAATATATTATGGATAGAAAAATCCCCATGACATTCGGTTGAGTATAAATCCATAAAGCCCTGTATATTATAAAGTGCTGGAATTATACTATGAAATTTATTATTAAACTGGCAATGATTTTCAATCCTCTCAATGTATGAAGAAAACCCAATATTATAACAATCTTTTCTATATCTAAAGAATTGTAAGGACTCAATCACCTTTTTACAAAAATCGTCCGGAAACAGGTCTTGACTCCTAACGAACTCCATGCAAATAGTTTCTCCAATCAAAGAATAAATAGTAGGAACCTTGAACGGACATTTTTCATCAGCTGCATACTTACTATACCATTTGATAGTATTGATAGCATTACGATCTTGTTTGTAGACTTTACCATCTCGTAATTCTACCATAGAACCAGACCAACCACCGCCCAAAGGTACAACCTGTAAATCTACAAATTGTTTAGGGGTAAGGTTTTTATCATCCACATAATAAGTCGCTAAATACTTCTCAAACAATAGTTTATGATATTTTACTCCATGAGCCTGCAACCATTTTTCAATAATGGTTCGATATTTTTTATCTGCCTTTTCCCAATCCCCATTACAAGAAAGCTGCCCTCGTGCTGTCAGTAACCAAATTTCCCATCCTAAATCATACAGGTAATTAATTTTATCAATTACTTCCTGTATAGGTTCAGAATTTTCCCAATTACGGTCTAAAGTCCGGCAAATGGTATCATCGATATCGCAAATGATCCTCTTGTTATACATTCTCAAACCTTTTTAATATTTCCCTCCTTACTTTTAAATGATAGCAGGCTTCTCTCCCGTTTACATCCACCAAGATTATTTCAATTTCCTCTCCTCCATCGTCATCGTAAACAATTCCCCGAGAAATCATATTTCCGGTCTGCCATTCTACAACTTCCCCAATTTCATATCTTTCCATTTGTAATTATGCTTTAATTTGACAATACAAATATCGTAACTGTATTTGTAATATGCAAATTTTTAACATAAAAAAGAGGGAAATAAATCCCTCTTTTAATTAGACTTTGCCTGTGGAACCAAAACCTCCAGCCCCTCTTTCAGTTTCATCCAAACTTTCCACCTGTTCAAATTCAACGGTTTCATGTTTAGCAATCACCATCTGAGCAATACGATCTCCATTGGATACTGTGAAGCTTTCTTCTCCGTGGTTTATTAAGATAACACCTATATCTCCAATATAATCAGAATCCACAGTGCCTGGAGAATTCAATACAGTAACTCCCTTTTTAAGGGCAAGTCCAGAACGAGGTCGAATCTGTGCCTCATAACCTACAGGTAATGATATTTTTAAACCAGTAGAAATCAGCTTTCTTTCTCCCGGAGCTATAACTACATCCTCCTGTAAATTTGCACGTAAATCCATACCCGCTGAACCTTTAGTAGCATAAGTAGGAAGTTCATTGTTCGAAGTGTTTACAATTCTTAATTTTTTCATAACTTAAATAATTGATTATTAAATCCCTATAAAAATATACTAATTTACTTTCCAATAAAACCACCTGATTATCAGGGTCATTTACTTCAACCACATGTTCACTTTCATCCTCTTTTAGGAAAATATGCGTTCCTTCTTTTAACAGATAGAAATTATCCCAAAACTTTATCTTTTCATCTTTCGGTGTGCCTGCATACGTCAAATTAGGAAAACCACTCTTTTTTAAAAACTTGTTTTCATAAAAGTTAATGAAATTTTCCTTTGAATCAAATATCGTATCTAAAGCAAACCGTTTACCCATAGAAACGATCTTTTCCCTTTTCTTCCTTGCGATATCGTCATTTATATGCCGATATGGTTCAGAATAAATGATAGAACGCACTACATAGGAAAAGAACTCCATTTGCAGCCGTTTTAAATATTTTGGCGTTGGTAAATCCCTCGTTTTCATAGTCGGTCGGTATAAAATTCAATCGGTGTTTTCAAATCCTGCATCACCCTGTCAAAATATTCCAGGGTCATATTTCCAGGGTCAATTCCTTCATCTGGAATAAAGGCTATCTCCGTATTAAAGTATTTAGATAGGCGCAACCCGTTATCCTTTGATTCCTTCACAGTCCCATAATCATACATCAAAATAACGTTTTCTATCCCTTTTTCCTTCAACCATCTCATTTGAATATTACTTACTGAATTACCAAATGTAAAACAGCAAGCCAACGATTTATCCACATCCAAATGAAGTATCCTGTCTATATTTACCTTATCAAATATTCCTTCGACCAAAATAACAGTTCTACAGCCTGTAGGAATCAAGTCATAACCTCCTACTAACTTTGTGAAATCATTCTCACTATTTCGGTAACGTAAAGCAAGTTCTCCTACTCCATTCTTATAATCCTCTAAATTCTGTTTATGCCATTCCTTACTATATCTACTGCGAGCCAACCATGCAACGACTTTTCCTTCATGCTTTATTTTAAATATTATATAATTATTCAACCTTTTTTCCAATGCAGATTTCGTATAACTTGGCTCAAATTCTTTATAATGAAAATCCATGAATCCACGGCCATCTAAATACTCGTCTTTTTGGAGAGGTTTCAGCCTCAGAGGTAAACTTACTTCTTCCGGTAATACTAACTCATCATCATAATTCTTTTCGTAAACGAGAGGGACTAATTTGGATTCTAACGAACTTTCATACTTTACCTGTGCCAAATCCAATCGGCCTATCGCTTTGAGGTAATTGTATAATGAAGTCTTATTGGCGCATTTCCAGCAATGGAAAATACCGCTTTTTTCTTCTGTAAAGATAACTCCCCATTTTCCCTTCTTACCACAAAAGGGACATTCGTCCTTATTGGAAAACCAGCCCTGATTTCCAAAAGGTTTTAGGCTTAATGCAGATATTACCTCTTCTTTATCAATTTGTGTCATACCTGCTCCACTACTTCATTTTTCTTAGATTTCTTTTCTTTCTTTCCTCCTGCTATTGTAGCTGCTTCTCCAAGATTTAACGTTTCTATTTTATTGTAAAAACGCCCATGATCAAAATCGGTTACTATTTTTACTGTCAATCCTTGTGATTGATAATCTCGAGCCTTATCCCAAAATATACGTAATAGATTCTGTTTGGCTTCTAACAAAGTTCTATTACCAGTAAACACAAACGAAAAAGGTTTAACCAATGTTCGGTCTCCTTCTGTATAGCTTCTGTCAATTACTTTGTCGGGGTCATTCCAAATTTCCATAGGAACATCCCCTGTCTGTGTAGCAAGGGAAATCGCAAGTTTGAACTCAACAGCGATATTTTTAAGCAATTGAGCGCACTTCTGTAATTTATATTTTATATAGGCCGGATCATTGTCTAATTTATTATTCATACCTGTTTTTAACAGGTCTAAAGAGTCAATCACCACATGCTTCGGTTTATGTCCATGTATCTTTTCATATTCAAGAATCAAATTTCGTACATCCAAAACACTTGGCTCCCCAAACTTTTCAAAAGAATAAACCTCTAACTCCCTCCCCCAATGTTCCATCTCATTTAGGGTACGGTTAATCTTTTTCCAATCTTCTTCACTTATATTTCCACGAACAATATTACGATAGCTTTGGTGAGTCCAAATTTGGCTATACTTGTTATATGCACTCAATGCACTCCCCTCCAACTGAATATGGAGGGTAGGAATACCCAGCAAACAAGAATTCATCCCAACCCATCTCAAAACTGTGGATTTACCTACACCGCTTCGCATTATCCATAAAGCCAAATCCCCGATTTCTGTGTCCATCCCCCCATTGGAAAGTTCATCCAAAGCGTCAATTCCAAAAGGAACTTTGAGACCAGTAACTTCCTCAATTACGGTATGCCTATTCCGTTCATAGATTTCCTTAAAATCTTTGAAAACGTGCATAAACTTACCGCCTGCGTCTCTTAAAGAAAGGGAAAGAATGCGTTTGCTTTCGTCCGCATTTAATTGTATAGACTCTTCCTTTTTTCCACTTTCATATAAATCATGGACACGCTTACTTAAAATCTGAAACTCAGTATCTTTTATGTAGTTTTCTAATTGATCGATTATGATTTCCGCATCAACAAGTTCCGCATTCTTTATTTCCGTTACTGCTTGTTGAATGGATTCGTTATCATCAAATTTTTGAGCAATGACACCTAACGATGGTAATTTAGAAGTCCTTTCAAACTGCTCAAAGCAATCCCTCAATATAAATTTATAGCCCGATAACTCTTTAGGGATCAGTGTATAATTCAAATGTTTTTTACAAATTTCCATTATTGGTCGGCTTCCAAACATAAGTTTGAATAACTCAGCCATGAAATTAGGATTCAATTTAGTTCCCATATTCTCAAAATATTATACCCAGTCAACCCGGAATTCTACCATATTATTTCTCAATTCAGTTATTGCAAAGAAAGAGGACATGACCATATCGTCATGACCTGAAACAGATTCTAATGAATCCTTGTCGCTACGGAACGCAATTGAATTGAATTCCCCAAACAAGGCATCCACTTTATCTTTAGTATCAAATACCTTTGAATAAGGTATTCTAATCACACCACGTTCAAATAAAGCGGCCAAAGATGGCAAGCCATCCCTCAGGTTTTTCTTATTTGAAGACGTGGTCGTAAACTCTTTTATATTTTTCATTCCATTTTCCCGTGCTAAATCAGCAAGAATAGATTGGAATCCATTATTTTCAAATACTATAACAGACGGTTTAAACATTCTGTCAAGAGCCATTATCCTGCTCAATTGCTCGTTATGAGAAAGCCCTTTTGCCCTAAATATATGCAGAAGATAATAACTGTGCATAGCATCAATCCCCCATACAGAAAATACAGTATAGTCCGCACCTACATTTCCCGAACGAGCAAAATCACAACCGATAACAATACGTTGCATCTTTATAGGAAATGAATCTACGTTTTCCACAAAATTGATATTTTCCATCCCAGCGGTGGAACGCATCAAAATTTCATAAGGGAAAATAGTAGAATCATCGCTAATAGGAACAACAAGATATTCTCGAGCAAAAACCAAAGTACCCAAAGACTCACGCTCTGCCATAAGTTTTTCAAACGTGAATCTATCCGGAGAAAGTAACCTGCCATCCGGAAATATTGCTGGATATTCAAAAACTGCAAATCCGCTTTCTGGTTTTTTCAGTTCATAATAAATGTCTCGTTCTTGGTATGGTGTTCCGGAAACAAGATTAAACCCATAAGGCTCAACAATAGGATTGATAGCCCCTTTGAAAATATTGAGTAGCTTCTCCCGCTGTTCTGCCGAATAAATAGAACTATCATCTGGGAGGTCGTCATTAACGACTGCTCCTACGTGCAGCCCACGAATAAATCCTTCCTTACCACGCATGTGAATCTTGCTTCCTGTTTCAGAAACAACACTCTCAGCGTTTAATGTGGCTTTACCGTTTGGATTTATTTTTTGTGATAAAATTTCATTACAACTTATCTCCTCCACTATCTTTCCTATATTCAAGCGTCCGAGAGTAGCTGTATTTGAAATCAATGCGGTTTCTTTCCTGTTTTTGTTGTCAATATCTTCTTGAACAAAGAAATCAGGTCTGTCGTAACTATATACCCTCCATAGAGGAAAAGCAAAAGAAAATTCATACGTTTTCCCGTGTGAACGGCTTGCCAAAAACGCTGACTTTGGAAATAGCTGTATCAAATTCCCCCATTCCAAATTACGCCACCCCTGATGGAAATTGGGTAATACAGTAGTTTTGAAATAATTATAGGAAAACTTCTTTAATGAAATGTCCATGGAAGTCTTTACGTCTTCCAAATAATCCAAATCTCTACTGTCCAGCGTTGAATTTAAAGAATAAACGTTGGCGGTTTGTAAGGTGATTTCCCTCACCATTTTGTCCACATCTCCAGAAAATCCATTCAACAACTGTTCCAAGGCTTTTCCTGGAAGTCGTTCAATTATTTCCTGAACAGTATTGATAATCAATTCCCCCTGCTGAGGGGAATATGTAGACAAAATAGAAGCCATAACTTAAATCTTAAAATGGTCTCTAAGTCTGGACTGAACTATACCTGCTGCTTCTTTACCAGAACCACGCATATTCTTAATGAATTCTATCATCAATAAAGCGTTGGCACGGGTATCCGCTAATGCTCTGTGGGCTTCTTGCAAATCAATCCCATATTTAAGGCAACAGGTTGAAAGTTTGTAGTTTTCAGATTCCAACATGGAAAAATATGCTAACTTCTGAGTATCTTCCACCCACTTGACAAAATCATAAATATTGTCATTAAAATAGGTGAACATATTTTCAAAAAACGGCATATCAAACCCTGTGAAATTGTGTCCGCAAAGTATAGCCTTTTGGCGAGGATTCTTGTATTTTGTAAGGTAAGATTTTACCGTTTTATACACATCCTTTAGCTGAGAACCACTTTCTTCCAATATCTTTTGCGAAAGGCCATTTACTTCAACCGCTTTAGGGTCATAGATCAATCCCTCTTTATAGGGTGCTATTGTGGCTGAATATTCATCCACTATTTTTAACTCTTCACAGTCAATAACGACCATAGCGACTTCAGAAAGAGCTATATCGTCAAAGGCTTTTTTATTGGAATCTGGCAATCCACCAGTTTCAGTATCTGCGACGCAAATATACTTTACAGACGTTTTCATAATATTAAATGGTTTACTTTTTTCTTGTTCTTACAATCTTTGCCTTTTCCTCTAACAAGGAATAGAGTTTCAAATACTGATTTGTATTTTCCCTCTTTATAATGTTACATCCCATGTGATAAGGGATATATCCACGTTTGGCATAACGTACAATATCGTTAGTTGTTACGGGGTTTCCTCCACGCTTTTTGAAGGTTTCACTATGCTCGTTTAAATAATCCCGTATTCCTACCAGCGTAACATTCTCAATTAATTTTCGTTCAGTTGACATAATCCAAAATAATAATCTAAAATTAACATATCATTATCTCGGAGCGTTGAGTCGGAATAATAAAGTTTAGTAGGCGGTAAAAGCACATCTCCAGTTTCTTGAATACCAAAATTCAAATAAATACAATACGTATTCCCTGTAAAATCCTCTTCTGTTTCTTTTGTGTATGACAAAATCATTGCCAGTCGTATCCTTAATTTAGAGAGGTCATTGAATTTGATCCAAAGTGCTTTCTTTGCCATAATCCTTATTATTTTTACAAAGGTACTAACTGTATTTGTAATTAGCAAACTTTTTAACCTAAATCTTCTCTATCCCCAAATTCATATTTTTGATGACAAGTAAAGCACACCAGTTCAACATTCTTTTTAACCAAACGTAATTCAGGATAAGCTCCTTTTGATTTCTTATGACTGAAAAATGCTGTATGCGGGATATCTCCTAAAGGACGGCCACATTTTACACAAACATGAGGACGTTCTTGCCATATTTCCAAAAACATTTCTCGTTCCCCTGTTTTCTTTATTTTAGGTTTGGTATTGCTTCTTCGTTCTTTGTAAACCTGTTCTCTGGTCTTTCCCTTATGATTATTTTTGAACACACAATCCGGGCAAAGCCATTTCGTTCTATTTTGAATAAAATGATTTTTACCGCATTGGCTACACGGCTTTTCTTCCCATTTCATACCCTCTGGTTTGATGAATTTTCCTTGTGGAATATAAGGATAATTACAATCTTTAATGATTAAAATCTCTTTACAGCCATCTATTCTTACAAGAAAATAGTTCGTACCAACGTATTCTATAAAACCACTTACTCCAATATATTCGGAGCCAGTTATTCCTCGTATATATAAATCTTTACATATCATCCCAACACAAGGAACAAAGGCATTATCTTTCATTGCAATAACTTTTATAAATACATTTTTTACATAAACTATTTTTTATATCAAACAAATGACCTCCGAAACTCAGGCAATATAAATATCCTCTTTCTGTCCCATAAAACATACTCCTCTGAGAATCTTTATATTCCTCCCCCATTTTATAAGGGGCTTCTTCGGTATTTTGTATATTATACTTTCTTTTAAAATCATGCAAGTAAAAGAGTTCCTGAGTACTTGCATTTGCATACCTATTTAAAATTTTTGGTCCAAAAATCCAACTCAAGCTGAACTTATCAAGATTTCTCGTTTCCCCCAAACAAAAAAATCCATAAACGACAAAATCCCTTACTTTACCAGAAGATAGCTCTGTCAGGGATTCTAAAGTTTTGGTTATGGATTTTAAATTACGAGGGGTTTTCCGGAATACATGATTTGTATTTGGGAAAAACTTTTCCAAACATTCATTATAGGTGGAAATAGCCACCTGCAAAAGTTCTTCCGTAACCTGCATATTTTTAATCTAATACTTCCATATACCAATAAGCTTCATTTGGGAACTTATCAGCAAATTTATCTAAATTATAAGCCCCAAGAAATTCCATTTCTTCATTGGTAAAAACAATATTTGTCTTCCAACTATCCCCTTTATAGGGTTTACGCTTCATCAATTCATCAAACAATCTCTGGTTTTCAGAGGTACGCGGGGTGTACCAATACCCCTCATGGTTTTGTTTCCAAACACCTACTTTCTTCTCTTCCATGGTTTTACTTTTTATAATTATACTTTAATTCTGGTTTTGCACTGCTGGTATCAAATCTTTGAATAGAAACTACATTTTCCGGTATATTTTGAATTAGTTTTTCAAAAGTATTTGAAAATTTATTATAGGCTTCCTGTATAAATTCACGAGGAACATATCTTCCTGTGCGTTTTCCACGACTTTCCATACGCCTAATAGCTTCATTCACATTAGGCAATTGTACAGCAACTATTTTCACATTATAACCTCTCTCACCAAAATCACGAACAGTTTTTGAAAGTTTATCATAATCCACAAACGTTTTATCCAATATAAAATCAGCACCCAGATTTGATAATCCTTCTTTTATTTTATCGGCAATATAACTTCCTTCTTTGTGGACTTTTGAGAAGCCCCTTTTGGATATACTTTCCTATATCTTTCAAAATCATCTTTTAACTCTTCTGTTTTGATATCATCCGGGTCTACAACTATATCGTCATTCAAATCCCCTCTTTCTATCAAATACTTTCTAACAGTTCCTTTACCATTAGCAGGAGCTCCCATCATCAAAGTAACAGTTGGGGTATCACTTACTTGTTTTACCTTATTCAAATATTTACGAATAATAGGTTTGTGAACTTTTTCAACACGTTCCTTATCCCAACTTCCGTTTTTAAAATATTTTTCTTCAGTAGAAAGTTTATCTTCGGAGGTATGTCCATAGTGCATACCAACACGATGCAACCGTCTATTCTCTGGATTATCTTTATAAATTCCTGCCCTACTCTTATTAATCAAATCCAAATAAGTTTCAAACAGCTCAATATTCCCCATACTTTTAGCTAAAGAAGCCTTATGCGCTAAATTTCTTAATATGATTTCTTGTTCAAATCTTTCCATACCAATTACAAATATAGTTAGTGTATTTGTAAAATACAAACCTTAATCCCAAAAAATATTTAAATTAACATTATCCTCCGTATTCTGTACTTTCTTTTTATATCGTTTACCTAAAGTAAAGGTAGGATCAGGTTCAGCAACATCATTGTATTCTTCCATTGCGGCATCGAGGTCTAACGAACGACAAATCCATAACCCTATTTGTTGTCCAGGTTGCATATCTCCTATAATCGCTGGAGATTGCTCCGTAGGAGAAACAAATGTTCCATACATAGGTTTTGAATAAATTGTTTCTGTCCGTTCCATCACATCATTACCGTCGCTATCCTTTGTAGGAATAACGGCGGCTAATTGATAAATACATTGTGTCGGCATTGGGAATGAAAAGAATAATCTGACATTAACAGCCACAACATCCAATTCATTCTTCATCATTATAGCAATGTATTGACTTCTATTTTGTTTCAAAGAAAGCAAAGAAATATCTCCGAACAAATTATTCATTTCGTCATTCCTAACGAAAGTAGAAGAACGATATCCCCCCAACGAAAGTCCTATGTTTTGTTGTGGCGTATCTTGATATGAGCTTACTGTGTAATATAATTTCATGGGTTTTCTGGTTCTAATATATATCCATATACTACATAATAGGTCGAAGCCTGGAATCCGTTCGCGTTAAAAACCATATACTTAACGATCTTTTCTTCTGGAAGCCCTGGATTTTGAACTTCTTCCTGAGGAAGCATAGCTTCATTAAGAACTTTTTTCTGATCGCCATCCATATAATACACTCGTAAAAGTTGTAACTGACCAGGAGTAGCGTCAGCAGGGTCAAAATTACCAAGAGGACTACCTGCTGTTCCAGAAAGATACATTGCTACATCAAATTGTTTTATAGGCTCTTCTTTTGTGACAGATAAAGTTAATTGACCTTGCTCCAATTTCCAATTTCCAGGTCCGGTTCCATGTTCTCTGATACATTCCGAAGCAGCTAATTCAGCAGGCCATTCATAAGAGGATTGTTCCCAAGAACCACCATCAAAATCTATTAAAGCACTGAATGGATTTTCTTGATATTCACCTACATAAATTCTATTTTCTTGAACATTAGAAATCGGTTTTCCAGGTAACACACTTTCACTTCCTCCAGATAAATTCCATTTAGTTAAGGTATAAGCGGGTTCTGAATCTGAATCAGTAAGTGCGGTAATCGAACCACCAGCAGGAACAGTTCTATTCTGCGTACTTCCATCTCTAAATATGAAACTTACCAGATAAGACGTGTCAAGGCTATTAAAACCGCCAGCAGGGGTGTCCGCACAAGCATACGAAGAAGAAGTCGTAGAAGAGGCATACGAAGACGAATAAGCATTAGCGATAGAATCCGCTCCAACTGCGGAACATTGCTGAACTTTCTTACACCCAGAATATCCCAATCCCGAAATATTTTCTTCTGTAGACATAAATGCTACACATCCTATGACTACTGTACAATTATTGAAGCACACAGCAGAAGCGGAACGTCCCACTATGGAAGCTGTACAATTGAACAAGTAATTACAATCACCATAGGCATTTCCGCTCGTTACTGAAGAACGGCATAATGTAAGGTGCTCACAATCTACAAACCCTCTGTTGGCAACACATCCCTCAAGATAATCACATTCATAAAAACTGCTATTCGTTTTACAATCATGCAAGTGATTTATATTATGAAACGCATAGCGTCCCGCTTGCATAGTGACAACCATGTTTTTAATCAAAATATCACGGGAATCACTGCTCCATATTCCAGAACCATTTGTCCCAATATTGCTGATAATTATTTCAACATTGGCTGCGCAATCTATTTTTTGAACAAAATTGCTTATCTCTAAACCATCCCCGCTTCCTGTGCCTGCAAAAGAATAAATACCTGCTTTTATAAAAACACTCCGAGCCTCGGTAGTGGGGAGTAAAGCAAGTTTTTCATTCGAATCAATCACTAAATCATATAATTTAGCACTCTCGTTCAAATGTTCATATCCTACTGCTCCGGCTGCTATAGAAACGCTTCCTACTGCTCCGGGAGCTATCTTAGAATTCGTAACAGAGGTATCCTTTAAAGCTCTTGAACCAACAGAGGCATCCGCTAATTTCTCTTCATCTACTGCTCCTGGGGCTATACGAGGATTAGGGTAAGTACCAGTCAAGTCTCCTCCTGCTGTTCCTCCTATGCTTTGGAAAGCCCAATACTGACCATCTACCAACGTTCCATCTGTATCATAAAAAGTGAATCCCCGTGCATCCGTTATACTTATCACATTATTCACATTCCTAACGACTGCCAATACGAACATATTCTGATCCACGAGCCCCTGAGGTAAAGGGGGGACTATGGGTGAAGCTACTGTCGCCTTTGTCAAATAAATTCTATAGCGGTCGTAAAAATATAGCCCTCCTAACTGTTCATCTGTAAATTCATACGTAAGGGGTAAACTTCCAAGAACAATCATGCGTAAATTTTCCTCTCTTACGAATGTTTGATTCGTGGTTAATTGTATGCTGGTAACGACCCCATCAGTATCCGCTGCTCCCAAACTTACCACCTCATAAATTCCGTTATTCTGAGCATCAGTAATTACTCCATCGGATTCTTTTACAAAACGAACCATAGAAGGAACACTACCAGATTGACCTCGTACTATTTTACTGAAATCTATATTACCGCTTGCATTCACAGAACCATCCGGATTTACTTCCACAAATCCGTCTTCATACCGCACTTCCTGAGGCTGGATTCGTACATAATAATACGCCCCATCATTAGGAATAAGGATATTATCCTGCTTACTTAATATTTCAATTATATTCTTGCTTTTTGTGGCAATAACTCCAGGATTAACTGCTATATATTGCGGCTGAGAACCCTGTACTACCTTGCAAGATTCACCCGTTCCACTATCCACTATTCCAAAATGTAAGGTCGAACCCAAAATCATTTTAGAAAAGGAATCACTCAATAGAAAATCCTGGAATTTTACTAATTCCTCTTTTTCTAAGAATATATTTCTACTAAAATTTAACCGACTGCTCATATATTTATCTTTAAGCTGTTACACCATCACAAACATAACCGGAATCTTGTGAAGTTCCTGAACCATTCCAACCTGAAAAACTTCCATCAAATTCATCCGGATTTCTTGTCCAGGGGCTTCCTTGTTCATTATAAATCAACAAACTATTTTCACCATAATCATTCACAATTCCATTTACATTACATATATCAAAATCACCACTATTTTTAGAAACTCCGAAATTTCCCTGAATCAAAGTATCTACTTCTGCGCCATAGAAACTCATCCTCCATTGAGTACTGCTTCCCATAGATGGATCAACAGGCATAATACTACCAACATTCACTGTGTAATGGATCAATTCCCTCTTCAGCTGAGTTATCGTATTAGTTAGAGGATATCCCATATCATACAATTGCATTGAAACAGAAAAAGAACGAGAAGCTGTGGTAGATGGGTTTTGAGATACAGTAATTAGAATACGTAAATCATAAACCCATGTAGCCCCAGGGTCTCCAGGAATTGGAGTTCCCGGAGTGAAATTTGTCCAAACTGAACCGCTATCCCTCGTCTGATATTGGCATTGATAAGAAGGAGTGTATCCTCCTGAAGCCCCTATAGAAAGTGAACTGATTCCCCTGCTGTTTGTTCCTTGTTGATCTATTCGTAGAATAACTTGTCCTCCATTTCCACTAATCTGTGGGTTTTCAGAATCCGGAAGCCATGCTGCCGAAGTAGGCATTGGATCTTCATAAATCGTATATTGGTCGGAAGCGGCATTATTACCAGCAACCCCCCTAATGACATTAGAACGTTCCACCCTGCCTGCATTTATACCAGCAGACAAACTCACCGAAGCATTTCCGCTTCCGCTTGTAGGTGAAATTACTAACGAATTTAATCCAGCCATATTTACAAATTAATTACAAATGTACTAAATGTATTTTTAAGAAACAACAGAAAGCGTCCACGTTGTATTACAACTTACCGACACCGTTACGGCGGGAGTTCCACTATATGTCAGGCGACCAGATTTCGGAGTGAAAGAGAACGATACATCTCCTGCTGTCTGCGTAATGGTTACAGTAGCAATCACTCCTCCGTCTTTAGTCGTTACTCTTATTTGAACAGTTCTTTCGCTTATCGTATAATTAGCTCCTATACTAAGAGGAACGGTCGCTTCAAATGCTTCTGAAGCTCCTAAATCCGTACTTAAATATCCATTATTAGTAACCGAAGCAATAGTCGTTCCCGTTGTCAATCCTTTTACCGAAAAAGTATTTGGAATAGTAACAGGCAATGAACCACCCGAAACCACTGTAAAATTCAATCCTTTTGCATTAGAAATAGCAATAAGATTCAAAGTTCCTCCGGCTTTTCCTATTGAATACGAGGGAGAACCGAAAGTAACATACTCGGCTTTAGCTGTCTGAGTTATCGCCAAAGTTCTAATTACTGACGCCCCTCCTGTAGTTGTTGTTACCGTTACCATTCCCGTACGATTAGTTCTTCCATTATAAGGGGTTACATTTACAGTAATGGTCTTATTTCCTGTTCCACTATTCGCACTGAGTTGAATCCAACTTGAATCAGAAGCCACAATGCTATAAGAAGCATTTGAACTTATCTGTAAATTCTGAGCTCCTGCCGAAGTAGCTGCAAATGTCATCGCCGAAGGACTTATCGTCAGTGTAGCTGCTCCTGCTAACTGATTGATAGTAACATTAACTGTCAACCCTGTATTTCCAACAACGGCAACGGTTAAAGTATTTTGCCTCTGACTAATCGTTCCATTTGCTGTATATGGTAATGCGATTTTCCACGTAAAAGGTCCTTTTAATCCAGGGTCTCCTGTGATTGCAGAACCTATAGGAACAGTAATTGCAGAACCACCGTCTGGAGTTACTGTGTAATTTGCAGGTAAAGAAAGAAACGAACCAGAGGGCAAAGTAAAGACTAATTGTGCGGCATTACTTCTCCCTGTAACTTCAAGAGTTCCGACTGCTGCATTTACTTGATAAGTTAAATCATCAGCTGTTAAGAATTCATTTCCTGCATCTTGGTATAATGTATATTGATCGGTCACTACATTAGCTCCGCTTCCTGCTGTTCCTTTTATTATTTGGCTTCGTTCACCTCTTCCCTGATATGCGGCAGCAGTACTTGCGGAAACGCTTGCGTTTCCTGTACCGCTTATTTGACTAAACTGAGCCCATCCTAAATTTTTTGCCATGATATATTAATTACCTAAAGTTAATACCCAATTTTTATTAGTTTGTATTTCATTTATTACAGGAGGAGTTCCGGCTGCTGCAAGCCTATCCTCACGTTTACTAAACAGAAAATAAGGTTCTTCTCCTGTTGACAAATATTCAATTAGTATAATGTTTTTATAATCAATCAGATATCTTTTTGTAAACTCCTTTATTTCACTTTGCGAATAGTAAGAATTATTCACAATAAAAGAAGCTATAATATTTTTAGTCCCCATGAATCCTTGAGAGAATCCATAAGGAATAGTATTATCGGTATAAGAAAGCGTCTGAGGCTTTACTGTTACATTCAAAATCTGAACAGGGGTAATATCTCCCCCGGAAACCTGAACTATTTTAGGAGTAAACCATTTCGCATTAGACGGCCAGCGTAAAGCGAATCCATCAGGCCAGCGTAAAGCGAAATTTTCATTAAATGTAAAATCCTTTACAACCGCACGAACAAGAAAATCACTATATCCATCCTTTACATTCTGATTCACCAATTGAGGCATAAATTCTCCAGTATGGAAATAATTAGTGGCATCCCGTGTATCATTCATCATCGTGCATGTAATGGGAGAATAATTCACATCAAATACATCTACTCCAAATTTCAAATTTTGAATTTTATTCGCTGTATCTGAACTTACACGAAGTAAGAAACTTATTTCATACGACTTACCTGCATTCAACGGAAACAGCAAAGAATTATCCGTATTTGCTCCTATTCCGCTTCCTTCTGCTGTAGCATTAGGATACAGAACTCCATTTGCAATAGTTACAGAACCTGTCGTTGGGTATCTGGCTATATCTCCTTTGGATTTATCTACTGCTTCTATAGTCTGCAAATAAGACCACATTGGAGAACTATGAGCCACACACCATCCTGTATCTTTTGATCCTAAAACGGCAAAAATAAATTCATCATCAAATTCATACCGTATTAATCTTAAAAATTCGCCATTGATAATTTCTCCCTTTTCTGCAATAGCCAATTTACCTCTCTTACGATATTCCTCTATATAGTTATTAAAAAGATATTTCCTTTGTTCGGGAGTATCAACTGTAGTCGTTATAAGTCCTCGTTCATTTAAGAACTTGTTGAAAAGTATTTCATTTGTATCTATCTGTCCGAACTTCGCGCCATACTGTTCTATAAATGCAAAATTATGGCATATAGCCAGCCAATAGGAACAGAAATCCAAATTACGTTCTATATATGTGGGGATGATTCCTGGTGCATACAGTTTTTCCAAAACATTAAACGCCCAATTCAGCACTCCAACATCATAGAAATTAAAAAACTGAGAAAAGAAAAGTTTCTCAAAGACAGGATGTGAATTCAATAAGGAAGTGTCTACCTTTTCAAATTCAAATATGAAATTATCATTTACTTCCTTTGTGAATGCTGCGGGGTTTGGTTCAGAATCAATCCATTCTCCCCATGTAATACCTCCATCATAAGAAGAACGATAACGAGATATTTTTACTCCTTTATCAGCAGAAACTTCAACCCCCGTATTTGAAAAAATATAACAAAACAAAGCCACAAGAATATTAGGAGGCAATATGGATGATTGTCCCCGTAAAGTTGTTTCCGTTGTGGTTATAATTGGCTGCATTATTTTTTCTTTAACTGAATGACTTCTGTGTATTTTATAGATGAATTCGGATTATGGTTGATTATCTCTTGACGTATCCCCCCATTACCCCAGCGGATAAACCAAAACTTATGTTTCCATACTTTATGAAATACTTGGGTGAGAGAATCCGTTGTTTGGAGTTTCAAATCATATTGGTCATCTGGACGAATGGTTATATCCAAATCTGTCCATCTGTCCTTAAACTCAATTTTTCGGATGCTATCTCCAATATATATCAGCTTATCTCTATATTCTATCTTGGTAACTATCTCCGTTTTTACAATAGCCTGAGCATCTTTCAGACGTATTTTCAAATCCTTTATAAGTTTTGCGTCTTCTGCTCGGTACTGCTTTAATTCGTCCAGATTAAATTCAAGCACCTTTATAGAAGCCCTGTTCAAAGAATCCCTGAATTTAACATTCGACAATGTATCTAACAAGATGTCTTGATTTCTTTCTAAGCGGCTTTTTTCTATTTTTAAAGCCTCTATCCTATTATGTGCGAAAAATAGCAAAACGGCCAAAATAACCACTATGATTATCTTCCAATTACTCTTTACTATTTTCCAGATTATTTTTAACATATTGTTATATACATTTTTTCAGTTTCACAAACTGATTTTATGATAGGGTAATAAATATCACGTGCTTCCTTGGTACGCCATACATTCCCATTTTTATCATCCTTTGTCATACCGATCAGAGGACATCCTTTGGTATCTTTCACATAGTTTCCCCAATGTAACCTAATTCCTTGGAAATGAGGAACATCAACTATTTCAGGCATATAAATACCAAAAGCAGGAGAATAACTCCAACGTAATTCATAACGTCCTTCGGGTATAGCTGTTTCACCGTATATTTTTTCAGGGCATTTACAAGGCAACCCCTTTGAAGTATAAGGGCATTCTATAGGTAGTTTACGGACAGGGTCTTCCAGGGAATAGAATTTATTCCCATCTATAAGAAATTCCCCCAAAGTGAATTTCTCATTTTTAATCTTCCTTTTTAATACTGCCTCCATTTTCTTTAGCTTCTTCTTCTCTTAATAACTCCCCTATCTCATCATCGTATTTTGCAAATTTGCTTTTAGTAATACGTTTCAACCATAAGAACCCTTTATAATGGGAAATATCTGCTGCATTCTCCAGGAAACTCCAAAATTCAACACCACAAATAAATCCTGTAACTATATTTACAAGTTTCAAATCCCAAAACGGAATTATATACTCTTGCATAACCCATGTCAAAATGACAGCTACCAAAGAAAAAACTAACTTATAAATGGTTCTCCACGCTTTTATGGATTCAAACCTCCATTTCTTTGCTTTCCCTGCCTCTTTATAACGATTGTAACTTGCAAGAATTCCCGTTATAAAATCAATACCGATAAAAACCATTACACACAGAACCATCGTTTGGAATGGGGCTATGACCCCTAACAGCCCAGCCACACCTCCCGAAATAATTCTTTCAATACTTGTAGTCATATCATTTCCTATTTAGCTCAAAAATACAAAAAATTTTCCATTCTTATTCACTATCAGCCGAATAAAATACAGCCGACAAGGAACTTCCTGCATCATACAAAATGTTACCAGATAAATCCCTCATAATGAATTTTTTAATGCGAGGCAACTGAAATATAGGTACAGTTTCATCTCTTTGTGGATAGAAATACAACGAAGGAACAGAAACCACCCCATCCGTATTTTTGACTATCTCTAACAAATCACTCCAGACTATTTTCTCACCTTGTGTCCAATACCTAAAATCCAAATACTTGGTTAAATTCACCTGTATGTTTTTACGAACGGTATTTATATCATAAGCTGAATCAATTTCTATACGAAAATCAACTCCCCCTTGTTCAAAACTACTTCCTACATAAAACCATTCTATATTGACTATCTCCGTGCCAATAACATTTCCAGAAAGATTAAGGTCTATAATAGGAAAATAAGGAGCAGCCTGTATCAATAAATCATTCAATTCTTTCTGAGTAAGTTCTATCCCATTTTGAGTAACAACTCGTATATAATATTTACCTCCTTCTCCTAAACCGACATTCATGACCCTCAGAATATTAGGATTGAATTGTTGAAACAACTGTGTTAAATATTCAATAGTCGTTCTACTCAGAATATTATTATTGTTTTTTATACGGGCTCTAAAAGTTTCATCATCCTCAACATCCTGTCCTCCTATTGCATAATATTCATTTGTGCATTCTATATGTCCCTGAGGAACTGGATTGACTTGATTAATGGTATTTGGTTCCACATTAGTGTAAGAACCAGCCTGTTCGCTTCTTACTTTTACATAACCATAATTAGGAGCATACGTTCCATCTGCCTGCAAAACTCCCTGAATCGTAAAATCCTCTTCAACTAAAAACCGAACTCCGTTGGTATTTATAAATACAGTCCTATTCGGTCCCGTGGAGGAATAAGTAGTTCCATTCTGTCCATATACCCGAACCAAAGTAGAAGACTGCAAAGGGGTAGTTCGTCGAGGGCTTACCCCGAAAAGTGCGGCGGCTTTATCTAAATAAGCCCCAGAAGCAGTATCAGGAAAAATCTGTGCTTCAATGATCAAAATATCTTTAATTGCCTTTTGTCCTACCTTTGCCACACCAAAGGCTGTTCCATTCAACACAGAATTCTCGGTAATGTCTGTTACCTTATTCGTCTTATTTATAAATATTTCTATAAATAAGTTCTTAAGATTCTGTATCGTTGTATTTACTTTAGTTATCATAACTGAATTGTGTTTACCAATGATTCATTAGTGACTGAACGTGCCTCTATTTTCATAAAGATATTATCCTCTTTCCTATAAATATCCAATATCTGTACCTCTTTGAATCGGCTATCATATTGGAACATATTTGAAATCGCCTTAAATATAATAGGATACTGCATAGCATTTACAGTAGAACCAACCATATCATTCGGCAACCCATAATTCGGAAACTCCGGAATGCCTCCTTTTTGAGTTTTCAGTATTGTATCAAACGCCTGTATTAATGCTGCTTGGAATTGAATAGTATCAACATCCCCATCTTTAAATGAAAACTTCTTATTAATATCCTTCCCCATAGAAAGGCTCAAATAAGAACCGTCCTCTTGTTTTACCAATGCTAAATTATCCACTACATTATCTATCTGGCTATTGCCTGCGTTATTAATGGGCATCACGAAAAGTCCTTTAGAATCAGTAGGTGAATAATCAGTTTCCAAAAATTCATTCTTTTGAGCTATATCCATCCAATCGTTCTGTGGGTTCTCCAACGAAAACGAATTAGCAACACCCTCAAACGTTTGATATGTTTTCAAAAGCTGGTTTACATTTATAGTAGAACTATATACTCCCAAACGGGAACTCCTTTGCCATCTGGAAGAATTTGCAATGGTCAATAATTTTGCCTGCACATCGCTAAAAACATCCAGTAATTCCCATGAATCCATATTATCGAGCATATTTTTCTTAAGCTCAAATAACGGTTCTATCTTTTCACATTCTTTCAATAAATAATTTAACTGAGAAAATACATTAGCTGGATAATCTCCCCCGTTGTAAAAATCAATTATAAGCGGATATTGAGTACTGATAAAATCGCTCGCACTTTCAAAAAATGCGGTTATGTTATAACCAGTCACCTCATAGAATCTGTCTAATGCTGCGTTCATGTAAGTATATTTGTAACTGATTTAACCACATCATTCACTCCTTTCTGTATAGCCGCACTCGTTAAGGAAGAAACTAAATTGCCTTTACTTCCATCTTTAGTTTGACTTAAAGGAGCTAAAATTGTAAGGGTAAGAGAATACCTCCAAATCATATTCTTACCTTGTTGTTGCGAAACTGTCAACCCCCCTTGAGGAACAGTTACTAAATAACTTTCCCCAAAAGCCATATTATAAAAATACAGCTTAAAAGGTTTTCCAGTAGAATCCAATCCATTACTCTTAGATATTATAGCTTTCAAAATTTTGATTGCGCCATATCCATTTTTCACATTCATATCAAACGAAGGAAAAGATAACATAAGCCCCCGTTTGGAAGATTTACCCTCATTTATCTGTGAAAGTTCATATTTTCCTGCCTTTACGCTGTACTTGCTTTTGTCTGCCGAATCGGCATAGGCTACTCCGGTATCTAAAAGAATCTTGAAATACCTACCAAAATCACCTTGTATGTTTATCTCCTGAGGAACGAACGAAGGAGAAGTAAGTACTGTTATGCCCGAAGAAGTTTTCTTTACTGAAGTCCGCTTTGGCTCTCTCTTGGTAATCCCTTCTGGCATAACAGGAAACGTAAGATAGTCAATCGTTTTATCATTTGAATCTGTTAATTCTATTGCCATAAGATAAGCCTCAAAATCATTAGGATACAAGGCAGAAAGAGCCGCCTTACCTAATTCAGTAGCAGCACCTATCGCCTTATTTGTTATAAACCCAACCTTTGAAGCCATAATCCCAAATTTTCATACAATATACAAAATAATTTTTAATCCGTAAACAAATCCTCTGCCTTAATATCTTCAAATTTTATACTTGAAATAGCTGATATTGCAGCTGAGATTTGTGCTTTATAAGTTGCACCATTATCCAAAGGAGCTATTGTATTAGTCGTAGAATTTGTCAAAGCATTTTTTATAAGCATTATATAATTCATGAGAGTATCAAGTTTCTTTATAGTCGTTTCTGCCAACGCTACAGGCTCTTTACCCCCATTTACATTAACTTCTTTATCCGTTTCTATATGAACATTATCTTTATCAAGTGTTATAATATTTTTATCTCTACGTAATTGTAAAGAATCTTTATCAGCAAATAATTCAGCAGTAATTTCACTATCAACATCTTTCATTTTAACTGAAAGTTCTTCATATGCAGTTACGTCTACTTTGGAATTAGCCTTTATAGAAACTTCATTATCAGCTTCTATTTCTATCTTACTTTCCTCTCCCCCAACGCAAGATATAAAAATCTTATTAGGTGATTGACCTGAAATAGAAACCCCCAAAGTTCCTTCCTTTGCGCTTCCGGATATACTTACTATTGTATTTCCATAAGAAACTTCATGAACCATCTCTCCATCTTCACGAACATTATAATTATCTGGTTCACGTAAAGTTCCTATAACTATAGGCTTTGTATTAAAATCATCTGTAGCGAAAACAATAGGAGTACCAGTCAACCCATTAAAATCCGGAAATACTACATTATTCAATACTTCTTGGGTTGCATAACATTCATTTATAACTCCTCCTCCCTGATCCAACATAATGGATACACGAGATCTTCGGTAACAAGTTTGAACAAACTCATCCCTATCGATTCCCACAGGAATATATACATATCCAACTCCAATCTGAGGAGGAGTATTATACTGACCAAAGCGTGAAACTCCTTTTGTGCTCATTGGTTTTCTTCAAACATTTTTCTTTTAACAAAAAAGTCAAAAACATCTTTATTAAATCCATAGGTCGCTGTCCCAAAGGAAGTAGCAGATGAATTTTGCCTTGTCTTTATTATATCTTTTCTTATCTTTTCTATATCAACTATGTTAAAATAGCAGGGCTTACTGGAAGTTAAAATCCCTTTTTCTTGTGTTTTTTTAGCTCCTTGAATTCTTCCTCTTGAATCAATTTGTGCCTCTGATAAATCCACATTCAATCCCGTAAAACCCACTGGAGTATTTTTATATGGATTGAAAATATAATCCATCAACATCCCTCGTTCTACTGTTATAGTGGTGGTTCTATCTAAATTATTTCCACCAGCATAATTCTGAGTAACGGCTGTAACATAAAATAATTCATTTGTAGAATTTAGCTTAACAAATGAACCCACCTTTATTCTTCGGTCTCCATTTATGGTAATTGTTCCTTTTCGTGTAAATGGTAAATAACTATAAGACTGCACTAAGAAAAGCAAATCATTCAATAAAGATTTTGAAAACGTATTGAAATTATCTTCTCCATCTTTTCCTTTCAAACTTTCCATAGAAATATAAATATCACTTACAACCAGCTTTTTATTCCCATATATTTGTGCTATTTCATCATAGAAAATTATAGGAACAAAAGCTAAAGAAGCAAACCCACTATTCGCAATAAAAGCATTTTGAGGATAAATTTGATACCATGAATAATAAGTATTATCATAAGAAAGAGAAACGGAAAGTAAATCCTCCTTTTCAATCTCTACATATAAATGTTCATCTTTTACCTGTGTAATAGACTCCATTGAGAACGGAGGCTGTCGTACTATAAAATCAAAAGTATCAATATAAGTATCTCCCCAAAATTCAACAAATGGATATTGGCAAAGCCTTTGCATCAAGTCTTGGATTGTTCCGTCCGGATTTGCAAAAGAAGTATCTACTAAAGCACGTTTTTCCAATGCTTTTTCTATGAATACCTTAACTATTTTCCAAATACCATTATTTCTATCAGAAAGTTCAAATAAACCTTTGTCATTCATAGAAATAGAATCCGTTGTTCTATCCCCATAAGATGAAAACAGATTATTAGAAACTATTCCTAAATTTGCCAACTGGCTAATGACAAAAGCAAATGTTTCATTTATGCGACGAAAATCCCAGCTAAATATATTATCATAATTACCTGAAACAAAATTACGTTTAAACCATTGAGAAGTCTTATCTCCGCCATAAAACCAATTATCCTGACTTCCTTCTGTATTTTTCAACGGAATAAAATAACTGCCATCCTCTACAATAAGTTTTGTTAAATCACGCCCACTAATTGTCAATAACTTATCATACTCAGAACTATAAGAAGAAATGACATCATCTACCAAACCTATCATATCCCATACCTTAAATTCTCCTTCTGAATTTTCTTCTGGAACATCTTCACTTTGATTCCCGAGCCTGCTGTTTGGTATTATAAGGTTTCCAGAATAAGTATTTTCCAACTCATTCTCTAACTTTAACTTTTCAAAACGTAAAAATACTATATCGTTATACTGTATGTTTTTTTCAAAAAAATCCCAATTCAAATTACCGTCATAATCTTCAGTATTGAAAATATGAGTATAATCATATTTAGTTCCTTCAAAGGCTTCATTCGATAAAATAGGAGGAAGCATTATTGAAAATGATCCCATCTCCTTCGTCTTACTGGTACTGCAATTAATAACAAAAGGAGAAACATCCAATATCTTTTCCAATGCACGGCTATATATCCAAATTCGGACATTCAAATTTCGATATTTTATTCCCTCTCCCTGCGGAACTGTTTCTGCAGGAACATAACCATCGTTCTCTATTAATTTCTTGTAATTTTCGCTCCAAAAAGCATCGAATCCTTTTTGTTCTAAAAATAAGTTAGCATTAGGAATCTTGGATAAATCAACTACAATATTATTGATATTATAGCAAATATAAGTATTTGGTTTTATATATTTCGGTTCTCCATTGGCAATTTTTAATTCTTCTTTATTATATCTGGAAAGAATAGAATCTTTATTAGTATAAACTGATTCCTTTATTTCAATCCATCTAAGACCTAAAATCTGATCAACAGACAATCCTTCAAATACTTTATTATAATTAGCCAACTGTTCTATCGGCAAATTTTCCGTTCCTGTGTATTTAAAATTTCTTGGGATCATAATTTAAGGAGTTTTAGGTTTTGCTTCACCATTTAACCATCCAGCAACTTTCATACCTACATACCACGTCAATCTATCCCATCCTGGTAAATCTATTCCTTTTGCTTGAGTTGCTTCTACTATCTTACCTGCGGTTTCCCAAGATTGAATTTCAGCTGGCATCTTATTAACAATATCATCTACTTTGCCTAACATCTCGTTCATAACCTTAACAAGGGGTTCTGCAACTGTTCCTATTTTTTCAAGCATTTGTTTTTGATAGGCTTCATTAGTTTCCATAAAACCTACCATTTTACTCGCTGTATCTAAGTTATAATCTCCAGAAGTAGCTTTTATTTTTTCAAATAAAGCATCCATGTTTCCAGTATTGGAAAAATCATTTATATCGTTCTGAGAAAGGTTAGGGAATATAGCTTTAAGAATCATACGATATGATTCTTTATTCCCTGACATACCTCGTATTTGTCCCAAAAAGGATTTCATAAAATCTTGATCCCCACCAGAACGAACCTTTTCAATATCAGCCATCAAATCGCTATACGTACCATTAGGATTCAATCTCCGTGCGGTACGCAATAATAAAGCATTCGTAACATCATCCGTTGCTATAGCTTGTCCTGTGAATGCTTCTTGATATCTCCTCAACTGCTTCCCTTCAGCTCCTGTAGCCTGTTGTATAGCCATCAAAGCACCGATCAATTCTTTAGAATCAAAACGACCCATAACATCCAGCTGTTTTTGACTGGTTGAATTATAGGTATCTACATATTCCTTTAATGTAGCACGAATTTCTTCTATGGGTTTTCCTGCTTGTCGTAAAGATTTTTCTATTGTTCCAACTATTGTCGTAGAACCAACTCCTCCTATACTAAAACGTTGAGAACCTTGTAATTGATTTATACTTCCCTGATCAAGCCCTGTAATGCGTTGCATCGCAAGGACGTTCGCTGTTTCATTTCCATAAACACTAAATCCCTTACCTCCTGCAGAACGTATTAAATCGGCTTGTCTGGCGGCAAATTCAGAACCTGTAAGCCCCAAAGAATTAGCATACCCTTTAAAAGAAGCTTGGGAAGTTACTTCATTCAATCCCCTGCCTGTCAATTGGGCTAAACCTAAACTATTTTTTTCAGCCTGAGCTCGTGCTTCTAATCCTTTTCCTATGATTTCAGTTAAACCACTAACAACTCCCCCAATAACGGAAGAAGCAGCTCCCAAAATTGGATTTGATTTCATTAAACCAGAACCCAACGTGGAAAACAAGGAACTAACCACATTCCCTATCGCTGTAGGTTTACCAATCACTGAATCTCCTACGGAAGTAGTTACATCTCTTCCTCTTCTCCTCCAAATTTCAGAAGCCTGAACGGTGTCATCATGCTTACTTCTATCTCCAGGAACTTTATTTTCATCTATTTTAGGAGGCTTGGTACTTTCTTTATCCTCTTTAGCAAGAATTTGCTGTAGAATGGTTTTGATATCATCCAAAATCTCCACCGAATCCCCCTTATCGAAATCAAAAGGTTGTGTTACCTGTGAAGTTACTTGAGCCTGTGTCTGAGAAGCAGTACGAGCATCCGCTTGTGTCGGCCGTTCTAAAGAGTTCTTCTTTTCGAGTAAACGTATCTGTTTCTCTAAATTATTAACCCCACTCCTCCAAATCCGTTCATTCTCTTTATAGAAACTCAACAACTCCCTTGAAAGAGAAGCTACTGAATTCCTTATATCATTTATAGGAGCGGTATCGGCTGATACTCGTATTCTTTTATCTTCGCCTGCCATTTTTATTATTCTTTTGGTTTTATGCCAAATTCACGTCGGCAACGTTCCACGAAATCTTCCATCGTTTCATCCTCAGGAGGTACGACCACTTTCATAAAGTCACCCTCATTAGGGACGTACTCATTTGCTTTTTTACGTTCCTCCTGCAATTCGGCAAACATCATATCTTCTACAAACTCAAAGTATTGGTCTATAAAAGAAGTTTCCCTGTGCTCAGGGGAGCCAAATGCGACTCCGTGTTTTTGTCGCCACCACCTGTCACAAGGAAACTTATTATTCCACCGAACGACATAATCACGTACATCGTCAGCGTTCATGATCCTTTACTTTTTTGGTACAGTAGAAAGCATTGCTGCCATATCATTAATGAAAGGACGAATCTTTTCCATATAAAGCTCCCTTAACTCGGTGTAGTCCTTCAAACCCAAATCAACAAAATCAACCTTTAAGTCGCTCGTTAATTCAGGACAAAGTACCTGCATAATGATACGCATTTCCACCATGTAAGTAGCTTCCTGGCTTAAATAATCGCCCTTTAACATTGCCCCATACTGACCGTCGGTGTATCGCTGACGCAATACCTCCATCATCATATACTGACCAACATTAGGAAGAGACATCTTATATTCCTTCCCTTTGAATTCAAATTTTAACTCTGCTTCCATCTTTTCCTGTTTTTATTGTATTAATTTTCTGCTGTAGAAACGGGTTCACGGTAAACACCGCTAACATTATACCCTGCGATTCCTTCTGTGGAAAGACTAAATTGTTTAGAAGTAACCAAACATTCCGGAATCATCACGACAGTTTGGCCGTCTAAATTCACTTCAGTAACTATTTTCGCATTATTCTGAGTACGTATCGTCTTACGATAAATTACCAATGTAAATCCGAAATCCCCTAACGATAGAGTATTCAAAATCTGTTCAACACTTGCTTGGTTACGTGTTATTTCCTGCATTCCAGGAGCACTGAAATCCAAAAAGAACATATCACAAGAGAACTGATTATCCAACGCTACAGGCGGTAATTCGTCAGCGGCTAACGATCCTAATCCACGAACAGTCGCTCTCTGAGTATTCTCTGTAAAAGTTACTGTCCGAACATATCCACAAGTCTTATTCCCGATAGTAATAAGCGCATTAGGAGCTGTAAAAGTTCTTGGTCCTGCCATTTTTATATATTTTTATTTATTTTTAAACTCTTTGAAAAATGAAAATCCATTTAAGCTCTTATTAAATAGCCCTGGAAAAACAATTTCGTGATTTCATTGTTCACCATTATTTTATACGTGGTATAATAGTAATCATCCGTCTTGGTTGTTACTACGTCCTTAAATGCGAGGATTAAATTATCCTGAGATATAGTTGCAACCCTGCTCTGAAGATAAGCAATAGTCCAGTTCTGTACATCGCCAGCACGAAGCGTATTTGCATTCACACCATTTTCATCGCTGAGCAAATCAATCGAACTGTTTATAACGAGCTCTCTGTTCAGCTGATCTACTATCCGCATAAACTGAATAGAGAAGGACTGTCCTTTGCTATTGAACAAAGATTCATTATCCTGCAACGTATTTACACCCTGCAAAATCACGAAATTTCCGGTATCTGCATTAAAGATAGTAACTAACAATCCTCTCTTTAAGGCTTGTTTCTGCTCATCTTTGCTAAGAATGTGCCGTAATTTGTCTATACCGATAGATTTCTGAGTAATAGGGACATAAGGCGGTTTACCAGCCGTACGACCCACCATGGAAGCGAGATTGTACATAACTCCCCACCAGCGATAACCCGTACCAATCAACTCAGAAGCCATTCCTACTTCACCGTGTACGACCTGTACATAGCAATTATCAAAATTCTGAGCAACGGCTAACGATTCGCTGAATTCATCCTTTGTATTATATGCACCAACCCAAAGGAAACGTTTGAAACGAGAATCATTATTTATATGCTGCAGAATCTTTTTATTAACCGTACCATAAGCATTAGAACCGAATTGGTCGGTGAATACCATGTTATAGTCGGAATCAGCTACAGCGGAAAGAACCTGATCTAAATAAGTGGTCGTACCTGCTGTATCATAAGTAATAGTTCCTCCGGTTGCAAGGTTTCCTCCTTCTTCGCTCCATGCTCCATAATTTTCTACATCAACGGCAACAACAGCTCCCGTTCCAGTAACCACCGAAGAGCTGTCAAGAACGAAATAATTATTGAATGCCGCACTTGTATTCGCCCAATCCAATAAAGTTTGAATATTATCAAACTCGGGAGATTCAGCATAAAGGATCGGCTGAGAATTGAGGGCGGTTACTCCGTCAAAAGGAAGATTATCTCCCTCATAAAGTCCCGTAAACGTACCTCCCCAAATCTGGAGAATAAATTTAGCAGGGTCTTCAACTCCTGGAACAATGAGGAAACCATAACCAGACGAAAGATTCGTTCCAGTCACTACACCGTTTGCTCCAGTTCCTTCGTCCTTACATTTTACCTTAAACGTACCACCATTTTCACCTCCACCTGTGGCCGTAAATGTCATAACGGGTGCAGTAGTTTTAGCTGCACGAACAAAATAAATTTCGGAAATACCTACTGCATCAGCATTATTGGGATCAGGATAAAACAACGGATCAGAAAGTTTATAGAACCCACCACCCTTTATGAATTTCTTAAAATCATCAATGTTCGTAAAAGTGTAAACGGCTTCGGCTCCCGAAGCGGTTTCTCCAGCTATACCAGCCCCGCCTCCAAAATAGGCGGTATTCACGTTATCCAATTTAGCATTAGAAAGGACTCCGGTATCAATAACCAATACCTTTCCATAATCTAAATTACGAGCTGGATTTCTTTCTCCAGAGACAATGTTAGAATATGCTCCGGGTAAAGTTACTTGTCTATTATCAAAATATACAGTCGTCGCCATAATATCAATTATTTATTTTACCAAATATACAAAAATTTCTTATCTCTACAAACTTTAAATTCCATTTATTATTCCATTATTCCTGGCTCATATTGGAATTTTATAAAATGAGCAAGGTCTTCCGTGTCTATAGGAGGAACATAATTTTCACTTGAAAAATTAAGATTTATTGCCCTCATAAACAATGGAATAGGAAAAATATTTGACTCCGCAACCACCTCTTCCAGACCGAATGAAATTCTTGTGAACTCTTTATTCAGAGTTTCCCATGCTGCCAAATACAAAGAATACAAGACTTCAGAAAGCAATATTGATTCTAAAAAATTTTCAGATACACATAATATCGTAAAACTGAATTGTTTGGTATCACGATACTCTCCTAAATCATCCCCTATTCCGAGATAAGGTTCAACATATCCACCAATAGCGGCATCTTGATTAGGAATTCTTCTCGGTTCACGAACTACATATAAAGGAACGTTCATTCGGTCACGGGGGAATTCCATGCTTACCCCTATCTTTCTTGAACTTTCGGCATTACGTCCATATATTCCTTTTGCTTGTTTGAAAAAATTAAAACTTCCGTCCTCAGAATCACCTAAAACCTTATATAAAAAAGTTTCTTCATCTGAAGTTGAATTTTTCAAATCATTAGAGACCCAATCCAAAAGCCCCAATGTTATTTCCTTTATACGTGCTATCTGCATCATGATATATTCTTTAAGAAATCGTTTATAGCCCTGTCAGCGACATTACTTATGTCAGCCCTAACCAATGCTTTATCCATCAATTTAAGTGCTGTCATTCCTCCGTAAATCCAGCTATTGGAAGCCGATTTATCGCTCACCCTGCGGAACGTAAAATATCCTCCTCGATTTTCCTTTTTTGTAGAAGAAACATTCACCCTCACCAGCCCCTCATATTGAGCTGATTTATGCTGGTACTCTGGTATTACAATCCCATTCAAAACAACTCCAGGACGCACTCCTAATTTTTGGTATTGCTCCGGTAAATCACTCTTCTTTAAAGCACGTGGAGATTTATCTTTAGCTATCTGTTGTATTTCTTTAGGTAACACAGAAGAAAATACCGAAGATTCAGCCACAGCCGAAGAAGTAGCGTGGCGGAAAGGAATGGTTAAATACCATCCCCCGCCTATTTTCCTTTTTGCTTTCGGGGACTTTTCAAAGAATGGTTTTTGATCAAAAGGCGGTGATCCGTCTTCCAGCATCTTCACCAACGGACTATCTTGGTAGGAAAGTACGAACTCAGCTTCAGTAGGTGATTTACGCCACACTACCATCGCTCTTTTATAAATTTGACGAGTAGAATGCAGGTTATTTTCCACCTCTTTATTCCAAACAGAAGTATATTCAGCAACAATATTATCTATAATAGATTCTCCGAGGGCTTGACTTTGTCCAGCCGTCAGGGTGAATTCATCCACCACTTCAGAAATATCTATATTAATAGGTAACATTTGGATTTGAATTTATACCTGTTCCGTCAAAATTAGGTCGGTTAGCACTTATCAAATGACTCCTTCTGGCAATAGCATTAATAGGTAACTGAATAACTTCATACCTACCTGATTTATCCCTCCTCATAGAAGCCCTTATTTCATGAGGGAAATCCAATACATGATATTCTACCTTATGTTTATATGCAATAGAGATAGTATTATTTACCCCTATTTGATCTGGATCAATTATTATTACATACGGATTTGTATCACTCACAGAATAAGAACCCTTTGGAAGAACTTTTAGAGGCTGGGTTACGCCCTGAAAAGACCATATCCCTAATATTTCCTGTACTGCATACATGGTGAAAATGAACATAGTCCCATCCTGAGCAGTACGTATCTCTAAATTCTCTGAATACTGTGCAAATTGGTCGCTTAATGTTATGCGATCAAAATATCCTAAATGTTCTTTATCTCTGTCTCTCACCGTAACGGAAACCGTTCCGACAAGTTCCATAGACCAACTTTTATATTGATTAGTAGCATTCAGGCCAATCAATAAAGCCTGTGATTTGTATGGGTTTATATAAAAATATCCAGTACCTAAACAGTTTTCACAATTAGGTAATGGATGGTCTCCCGTGCTACACGGGCAACGAATAGCTCTTTCAAATATAGCATTATAGGCGTGCCCCCAAACAGCATTATCAAACCCATCCGGCCTGAATGCTACTTGTGCATAACCCTGAGCGGGTTGTGGGGTTGCAACCAAAATACTTTTTTCATCTGCCATTAGAATACGACAAATTTAGGCTCGTCATAAACGAGCTTTAATCTTTTCACACTTTCTTTTATCTGATTTTGATACAAAAGAATTCTCGCACCATAACCCGAATTAGTCGCTGAAGCTGTGGAACCTATTGATTGACTCAGTCCGTCCACACTCAACGACTGACTTGCAATACCAGCCCCCAAAATAAGGTCTCCAGCTATACCCAAAGGCCCAAATGAAGCAGTCATTCCAACGATATTTATTAAATCCATTGGAAGATTTTCAATATCAAAGCCTGTTATATACTGCATGTTCCAGTAATCAGGGATATTATCAAACCTTTGAATTCCTAATTGTGCTGTTATACCTGTGAGAATAATATCTGCATCTGCCTTTGCTGTAGAAGCTCCATTTGGAACTACCGATATACGGCGCATAAACTGACCATAATTGGTCAATTGATTAGTGAGCCATTGTTGAGGATAAACTGTTTGTTCCATCTTATTGAGCATCCCTATCAACGACATAGGCTTATTCACAGGGAAATTCGTACTCAATATAGGAAAGATTTGGAAATAGTCCTTCCTATTAAAAGCAAGGGTTTCCGTTTCTATCAACTGCTTCTGAAAACGTAAATTGAAATAATTTTCAATCTCTCGTTGAGCCGCCTCTATATAGAAATCCAAATTTTCATCTGCAAACGAAGTTCCGTCATTTGCCGTGATATTAATACCATACAAATAATTAGAGAATAGTTCTGCCGAGGACAGAACTATTCCCGAATTTTTCTTGTATTTTATAGAAAGAACAATGCTTCCCATTTTATTATCTGGTAAGTAAGAATTCTATCAAATCAGCCTTTTTAGGGTAAGGAGCAATGTCTTCATCTGTCAGGTTATAATCCTTTCCCTTTGCGAGTTCTTTGAGCTGTTTAACGGTTAATCCATTCATAGCAGCACGTAATTCCTCTTTAGCATCAGGATTTTCATTTTCATCAATTACTTCCTCCTTTTCACCATCAGAAATAGGAGCATCTCCTCCTTCTTTTTGCTCAGGATTTTCATCTCCCGTTGCCTTTACTGCTTCCTGGTATGCTTTTTTCCAGGCCTCGTTATCAGCTTTTAATTTATCTCTTTCAAGTTCAACGGCTGCAAGTTTATCGGTAAGGCGATTTACTTCCTGTACCAATTCAATCTCTCTTTCGCTTGCTTCCTCAGCCGCTACTCTTTTGGCTTCAACATTATCTCCAATACTTTTATCTCCTTCTAAAAAAATATTAGGGAAGCCGCTTACTAAAATTTCTTCAGCCTGTTCATCGCTTACTTGGGCTTTTTCTCCTTTGAACTCAACGAAGAATTTTCCAAAATTCAACTTTTGATTTCTGTAAACTTTGCTTAATAAAACTTTCATAACTTTTCCTTTTTAAATTAATAAAAAAGGGAGAGGGGAAATATTGCATGAAACCCCTCCCCCTCAAAACTTGTCTACTATCTGTTAAACAGCTCCGGTAGAAGCCTTCAGATTGTAGATACGGGCAATTTTTCCAGGCTGATATAATACCGGAGTACCATAGTTGAGAATTGCGAAACGACGAGCAGGTGACGTGATTGCGAAGTCCATTTTCATCGTATCAGCAAACTGCAGATACTCATTGATATCCGAAGAATTGTAATATACCAGAGCGGATTTAGTGCCCGCAATTATACGGTTACGGTCGCGAACCTGTCCGGCATCAGCACCATCGTAACCAGAAGCCAATTCCGAAGTAGAAACTTCGAAGATAGGATAAAGGTCAGTAGTTGCTAAATTAGCAGGATTTACCTTGGAACGGTAAATCACGAAGCACGTTGCAGGATACGGATCGTCAGTTGCAGCCGTGAATTTGAGGTTTACAGCCTGAACAGCAGTTACAGCCTGAGCAGCATCAGGATTGAGAACAACAGGAGCGGATTCTCCGTATTTATTCTTAGCCGTTACAGCATAGAAATAAGTACCCGCATGAGTTCCGAATTTAGTCTTGGTATCAGTTACCACGGCCACCGGAGTCGAAGAATCAGCAACAACAGCCTTTGGAGCTTTTGCAAACGATTTCTGTGCAGTGGATTTGATCGGTTTACGTTCATCAAAGAATTTGTCATTCTTCACAGCTACCTGTCCAAACTGAGTAGTGATCGTATTCACCGACTGACCCATAGTAGCTCCGGTTACACCGTTAGGATAACCAACAATTACACGTTTTGATTCGTGGAACTGTTTTACGTACTGATTGAATACAGCAGGGTTAGACATGATACGGTCAATCTCACCGTTACGATCGTTGACAACAGCCTGAGAAGCATCTTCTATCATTGCATCAGACAACACTTCTCCATCTGCATTGATCATGGAAACGTCTCCAAAGTAATCATCAAGCATTTGTTCGGTAGTCTTACCAGCAATGTCTCCATAAATCTGGTTGATACCATTAAGATGCTGTTTGAATACGCCATCAAATGCAGTAGGAATCTTGCTGCGATCAGCATCTACCAGGCGACGGTCAAGTATAGTCTGAAGCAAGATTGTTTTGTTCTCAACTTCCTTCGTATACATATTCATACCACCAGCTAAACGAGCTAACATAGCGGGGTGAGTAACCTGACCAACTACACCCGTAAAGGCGGTGATAATCGAATTACGACGATACAGAGAATCAGTTTCGGTAGGAGTTTCTCCTTCGTTGTTGAAGATACCTACTTCCATACCGTATTTATCCAGCTGGTTGAACTGGTGTACGGTATTGTCAATTTTCTGAGTCGGCATTTCAAGCAAGAACACCAACTGGTTCAGACGGTTTTCCAATACTTTCAGAACGGCGTCCAGGGATTCAACCTTTAAACCTCCTCCAGTATTTAAAACTCCGTCATACTGCATACCAGTCAGCAGTCCGGCTTCCATTGCTTTTATGATATCCTGACCGGACTGGCCGATAAATTCTGCACCCTGTCCGACAGCTTCTGAATAGTTAAATAAATCTTCCATCTTGTTTTCTATCTTAAATAAAATTAATCAATTAAACGAATACCGTGTTCATTGAACAAATGGTATGCAACAGATTTTCCGATATAGGAACCATCTGCATAAGGATCGGTAAGATAAGCCATAGCATCAGCCTGGAGGCTCTTTTTGATTCCTTCATCCTTGCATCCGTTGATACTCTTTGCTATTGCTTCACGTACAGCATTACGGTCTTTTGTTACACTCAAAACGAGTTTTCCAGTGTCATCTTTTTCAAAGTTCATAGACTTTTCCAAAGTAGCGACACGGCCCAGAGCCTCAGATTTGAATTCAGGAGCTTTGTTTTTGGTGCTTTCCATGAAAGATTTGAAAAGGTCTTTCATTTCACCGAAACTATCTGTAATAGTTTCAAGGCTCTTCTTAACAGTTTCGAGTTCCTTTTTCATTTCGGCCTTTTCCATATCCTCTTCAGCCTCTTCTGCTTTGGCGCAGTCTTTGCCTTTCTTGAGTTTATCTTTTTTGGCCTTTAATGCTTTATCTTCTTCCTCTTTCTTTTCTTTTTCTTCACCCGATTCGAATCCTTCATCGTATTCATCTTCCTCGGTGTGTTTCATTTGCTCAGCAGCTTCTTCGGCCGCCTTGTCGTCTTTCTCGTCAAACTCAGCCTTTTCGACTTTTTTACGAGACTTCTCCAACTTAATACCACCTTTTTCTATTTGTTCGGCAATATAAGCAGGCGAAAACCCAGCGTTAAGCATAGATTTTACCAATTTATTGTCTTCGATTCCTTCCATTTTCTTAAAAATTTTTATTTGTACTAAATTAATAAATATTTTTCAATCAACAAAATATTTTTCACAATTTTTTCAAAAAATCTTTGAAAACTTTTTCAGAAAGTTTGCCCTCCCTGTAATTTTTCAAAATAGTTTCCTCATCTTTTGATTTTGGCTTGCGAAAAACCGACATCTTAAAATTGCGATCAACTACTACCATATTACCATTCTCATCTTCATACTCTATTAAAATAGGTGAAGTATTAAAATCCTTTTCGGTTTCAAATTGATAATCCACAAAATCTTTACTCTGAATTCCCTTTACCAAATCCAAATATGAATTACTGTTTACGGGGTTCATCGTCAGGGCTACATTGGTAATAAGTGCCTTTTTAATCTTTTTAGGATTGTTCTTATCTCGTTCCATTACCTTTCCCTCAATAGACATTCCGGGTTTACGGCTGGATCCGGATTCTTTCATTTCCAAACACTTGTCCCAAAAGGCTCGGGCCTCAGGTGATTTCTTCCATAACTTCCCCTTAACCCAAAATTTATTATTGGTTACTTTGGCATCCAAAGGTTCTCCTACCCAATAACGAGATTTCTGGCTATCCGCTCTGGTGGTTAGGTGGTCAAGATTAAATAACCCGCTTTTCTTGAAGTAGCTTATATCGAATCCCGAAGGTTCCATAGATTCTCCATCTGTATCTACAGAAGAATCCGAAGCAACCCCCTCGAAAATCATATTTTCATAACGACGGTCATCGTCCTTTTCAAATTTTTTAGCCTTTTCAATATCGGCAGGATCAACCCCTATGAAAAAATTAAATTTCTCTTCCATCTCCTTTATTATCATTATAATATTGGTATTCCTCATCAGTTATCACTCTCCAACCATTCTCTTCTAAAACATAACTTAAAGGAGTACATATCCGTTTAGTAGCATAAAATTCTTCTCCTTTCTTTTCATTATACTGTGTAAGCCAATACCCATCATCGGCAATCACATTAATGAACTTATCTTCTATTTCAGTTGTAACATGTTCCATTATGCAAGTACCCAGTTTTTATTAGTAGCAATTGCTTTTTGTTCGTCAGTCAATTTAGCTAAGTTAGTAGCTCCTAATTGTAATGTATGAGCTGTACCTCCTGTATAATCTTTTAAAACATCTATTACGTTCATAATAGAATCAACTGTTAAAGAATTGGAATAAAATAATACAAGATTATTTGATATAACAGCATCTGATGCAAAAGTTAAATTTTCTAAAGATGAACAACCAACAAAAACAGAATTGAAATAAATTGCGTTTTCTGAAGGTCTAAATCCATAAATTGACTTTAAATTAGTACAACCATAGAATGTTTCTAAAAATTCCGTAACTGGTGCTGTTTCTAATGTTATCGACTCAATATTTAAAGAATAACTAAAAGCAGCATTAAGTAATGAACAATTAGGGGCCTTTATTATAATGTCTCCAGATAATGAATAGCAATTTTTAAAAGAACCTTGTAAACTAATTGTAGCTAATTCTTTGTTATTAAATGGAATTTCCTCTAAAGAAAAACAATTTAAAAACAATCCTCCAATATTAGATTTTACTGTAAAATCCATACTATCAGGAACTCTTCTTATGTTTTTCCATCCTGAAAATATATTTGCAACATTATTAGGTAATGGTAAATCGGGTATATAATTATATGAATAGAATTTATATGTAGGCCCAACAAACGCTGGTATTGTATTCCATGTTTTAAACACATCTGCGTCCGCTTGGTATAATTGAAGCATTTCCTCTTTCTGCCAATCACCGTGTCCTTCGGTAATAGCTGTTTGTAGTGCAGTACTCCATTCGTCCTCTGGAACATTTACATTAACAGTTACTTTTGAAAGAGCATCATATCCAGAATCCGGTAAAACTATACTATTTCCATTCTCTATAATAGAGACAGATTTTTCCTGATACTTGGGGGGTTCGGGAGATTCTCCTCCTTTTCCTGGCCTATATCCTACTGAAATTCCACTCATGATCAATAAGCTATTGAAAATGAAGAAACCGAAGTTCCATCCACAATTATTTTAGAAATACGATATGGCAATGCACAACCAAGATACGCATTTACCTCGGCTGCGGAAATAGTATAGTATTCATCCCCTTGCTGTGCCTGCAATTGAACCTTTATTGTTCCAGCGACCAAAGGTATCACATAAAAATAAGGGCTCTTCATAGGAGGATTTACAGGAACTTTATCAAGTGTAATATCTTCCTCTGGTAATGAAGCATAATTATACGCTCTTCCGATGGACGGTGTAACAGGGAAGCCGTTTGCATCAACCTGTATTACCGGACTGGCCGCTCCATATCTTGGTAAGTAGTTCTCGCTCATCTCTTTATTCTTTATTACTTTGTTCTAAATCTTCTTTAAAGTCTTTAAGGGCACGTAAATGTTCTTCTTCGTCCTTTAATATTTCCATAGACATAAGATACGTCGTAGGATCTTTTTCTTTGGAAATATCACACAATTCTTTGTATCGCTTAATAGCATCTTCTTCCGATTTGATATTTTCATCTATCAAAGTAGGAACATCATAATCGGCCTTAGGCGGATAAAATTTACTATCAGCTAACTCTATCCATTTTTCCGGAGAATCAACTTTCTCTATATCTCCACCTAACTCGCTTACACGCTGTAATAACTTGGCTGTATGATCATTCAATTCATCGTCTGCCTGTTCTATAAAAGTGTTTTCAATACTTTCACGCTGTCGGCCTCGCATAAAATTAGTAACGATGAAATATTGATACCATGCAAGTAATTCCTCGGCTATTGCCTTATAAAGCATTTCTAAAATGCGGTTTTCTTCTTTAGACTTAGTAAAGAATTCATCTTTAGGGATATCATACGTTTTCTTTACAAGGCCATAAAGTTTTTTGGAATATTCTGCAGCTATTCTCTTTTTAGCTAAATTAAATCCTTCGGTATCAAAAAACTCTCCGTCTTCTTTATCCCAATGAAGCAAAGACACCTTTCCATCGCCTCTGGTAACGGTAACATGCTCTCCTGCGGCGGCATCCTTGCCCATCTGTTCCGTCTGTTTAACCTTAAAATAATGTTTACGTTCTTCTTCTATGGCCGCATCCCAATCATCCATCAACTTATTATAAGCTGGGTCATCTTTCATAAGATCGTCAACATATTCTAATACTTCGCCGCTAACTACTTTATCACTTTTTTCTTTAACTCGTTTCCAACCATTGGCTTCTTTCCTGTAAACTCCGTCTTTTCGGGTGCGTTCCTCTCCTATTTTTGCCCATCTACCTTTAGCCACTATATCTAAATTCTTTTCCTCTCCGTCCAAACTTTCTTTAGCAAGAACTTTTCCCTGTTCTTCCATAAAAACAGCCTTTTCTTCTCCGTCTTCCGCTTTTGTGATTGAATAGGAAGAATGGCTTGAACCGCTTATCCCATCAAAATGGCGTTCACCACTTTGTTGATAATCCACGCCTTTTTCCGTTTTATCTTCTTCTCTATTTGTCCATTCTTCAGGAACGTGCTCTTCCCATCCTTTTTCTTTGGCTCTCCGTAATAAATATTTTTTCACAGCCGCAGAGTTTTTTGCACGACCAATAGAACGAACAGCATCCTTAAAGTCTTGCAATGAAGCGGTAGGAAAACTGCCATCGGGCATTGCTTCTCCTTTGTCGGCTAATTTCTTTCTCTCCTTATTGCTGAAATAATGTTTATTTTCGGCCTTTTCCAATTCATCTTTTTCACGAGATTTTTTAATGAATTCATCAAATACTTCTTTAGAAATTTCACCGTCAGCAAAGGCTTTTAAGACAATCGCCTGTCCTTTTTTATGCAAATACTCAGAATCGATTATCTTATTCACATTGTCAAGCATATCTTCGTATGTCCAATGGTAATCATCCAATTCCTCTACCTTGGCCCATTTTTTATTGCTATGCTCGCGAGAGTCCAAAGTTATGGCGAAATTATAATAAGTGTCCCACTGTAGCCAGACTTCAAAATATTCAATATCCACACCGTCTTTATTGTAAGAACCTACCTTTACAAAATCATGGTCAGCAAAATCCAGACCTGTTTCTTCCTTCAATTCACGGCGAGCAGCTTCTTTAAAACTTTCACCCACATCAACATGACCTCCGGGAATACACCATCCTTCTTTAGAAAAATCATTCTTAACTCTTTCAAGTATGAGAACTTCTCCAAAAGGATTCCGTACTATAATATCAGCATATTTGATACCGCCTTGTTTTGCTTTTAAGATATCAAAATAAACCGACTTCGTTATTTCACCCTTTTCGTAAGATTTCTTAAACAGGTGCATAGATTTTATCACCTGTATGTCTTCAGAAATTTCATCGTCCTTTTCTAACTTAGACATCGCTTTCTGTATGGAAGTACGGCGGTTGCACAAAGAACTAACTTTAGCCTTGTGTGTGGTAATGAAACTATCATAACTTTTTAATAGCTCCTGTTTTTTATCCTCTTCCATTTCATCCAAGAAATCAATCTTAGATTTTTCAATCATAAATTCATCTGAACATGCTGTAGCCGATTTATCTATATCGTCCATTTCAGCCAAATACTCACGGTATTCATTGAGTTTTTCTTTAGCTGAACTTATTCCTAAAATTTTATCTAAAATTCCCATTTTGTTTCCTATATTTTCCGTTAAATATACAAATTTTTATTCAAATAACACAATAAAAATAATTTAAACTTCAAAATGACGATCTCCAACGTCAATCCTAACCTTTGAGGCACGCTGTACCCGTTCATCCTTGCTAACCTTAGGGGCTCTGAATCTTCCTTCTTGTTCATCCCATACCCATCCTTTGGGGAGGAAGCATAAATTGCAACGGCAAAATGGATGAACTGTGGATTCAGTAGGTCTCCAGTCTGCAACTTTTTTCCCGATATTCGTCCCATTAGCACGGAGCTCACTCAACTTAAATACTTTTGGGCGGCTACCTATACCTCCCGTCAAATAAAGACGAATACAATGACGGCATGCCCCAGGATAGACTTCCTTATACACCAATGCATCAACGCCATGTTCGTCTTCTATAGTTTGTGCATTTCCAAGATTATATATATTCTGTAACTCAGTCTCAACAATTCTTCCCCAATCCCGCTGCCAATCATTTAATCGGCCTGCAATATCGGAAGTAATTTTTTGAACTGCCTTGCGTTCCAATACAGCAGAAGTCAATTCCTCCTTTATTACTTTTAAACTTTCTGCCTCTCTTCTCTTTGTAGCAAGTTCCAGTTCTGCTTCGCTTATAAAATTAGTGGTCATTTCCTTCATGCGTGTTCCCAATCCTTTTATGTAAGAATAGGAACGATTTGCCACTATTTTATATTCCTCAATTTCCCGCTGTGTGGGTGTACGATATTGATTTCTTTCAAGATAAGAAACAAAATCCTTGTAACTAATTGTGCCTATTTGATTAGGTGTCAAAATAGGAACAAGCCTACCGAATAAATAGGCTTGTTGCGCTGGCGGAAAGTTTATCACTAAACTATCCAAATTAACCTTATACTTTTTCAATAACTCCTTATCAGCATCGGTCAGCATTTCCTTTCCTAAAATAGATGCAACAAGGACACAGCCCTGAAAATCTATGTCCTCTAAAATTAAACTGACTTGTTCTGGTGTAAAAAGCATATCAAGGTACTATTTCCATTTCACTCATTTTTGAACTTTACCATCTTCTTTACCATACTTTCAAAAGTAGCATTGAGGGTCTTACTGAATAAACGCTTGGCAATATCTTCGTAACCGTTCACTATTTTAGGATAACGAACAGGGTCTTTTACTGTAGGGTGCTTTTTATCCTGCAGAACAGGTCGTTTCATAACGATCTTTATCCCCCCGTATGTAATTTCCTTTGCCATGAGTTTTTATTTCTTCCCCCAATGACTTCCAATGTATTCCATAGCTGTGTGAAGAATAGGATTAGCAGCATACGATTTTTCGGCTTGCTGTTCCTCCGTTAATTCTTCTTCAGCATATTCTTCTTCAGGGGCTTGTTCATCTGTAAAGTTCATATCCTCTTCCCCTGTGTATTCATCAACAGTATCATTCATCCCTCCCCCATACATCTTTTGTGCTTGGGCTTGCTGGAAAACACTATTGAGGATAGTATCTTTCTTTTCATCAAACGGACGACCCGAATACTTCTTGAATATATCCTGCATTGCCACCATACCAGATTCCAACTTAATTTTATCAAGTTCCACCTGAGAACGTTCATCTTGGATTTCTATACCTGTGAAAGCAAATTCGAGATCACTATCTATTTCCTCAACTATGTACTTATTAATAACATTCTGTAGGAAAACCAGCAACGGAGTCAATCCCTTTTCACGAGAATGAGCAAGACGTTCATGCTGTCCATCTTGCCCGAACATACGTGCAGCTCCCTCAAAATTGAATCCTAACTCGCTCGGGTCAATACGATAAACAGAACATACCATAATGATTAAGAACTTAACCCATTCGTTAAATTCCATATCTCTATTGGTATGCTGCAAATCTATCCATTCCAGATCAATACCCTGTAGAACGGGGACACGATGACTGTTCTGAACCCCCATCATTGTTTGAGTCCAAATCTGACGGAAATTGTTCAGTACGTTATTATCAATGTTACTATTTTTTACGTTGATGAATCCTTTTGGCTGTGAACCCTGTTTAAAGAAGTTTCCATTATACTGCATCCCCCATAACACCCATGTTATAATTTCAACAAGGGTTTCCAGTTCAGAAGTACCGTAACCGTTCTTATATATATTCGTCCCCTTATTTCTAACTCCGAACCCTAATTGCCACGGATAGAAAAAAGTATATTCACCCGTTCTGGGGTCACGGAAAATATTACCATCCCATATCATAGCATACATAGGATAGTAACCTTTGAATTTATAGGGTTCAAATCTTTCCCGGAACTTCGGATCAACAGCGTCCAAATACCTCACTAAAGAGGCGTCTATAGCTTTAAACTTATCCAATTCAAATCGGTCATTTCGTACCAATTCAAAAGCAAGTTGATCCAAAGTAAGGCTATCACGCAATATTTTACGAACAAAGTCCTGGAATGTGTCTACATTATCCCATTTACGAGTATTACCACCATGTTCCAAAAAGTAAACTATATGCTCCGCTATTTTCTTTTCTTCAGGGCTGAGTTCTGCATTTGCATCCTCAAATAAAGACTTCTTTCGGCGTATAGTGAACCCCTCTTTTTGTTCGTCTGTACTGAATTTTAAGAAGTTTTGAACTTGTTCAATTCTGGTATTAACTACTGCTTTTACAATAAAAACTTCCCCCATTCTCTGGAGAACTGTAAAAGGCAAGCCATTAAAAACTTCCTTAAATCCACGACCACTATTTGAAAAACCATTAGGATCAAAGAAAAACGCTTTCATCTTTCCTTGTTCTATCTCCTTATTGGCTTTTTCTAAAACATATTGAGCACGTAAAACTTCTTCTACATTGGTAGAAGCAAGTGATTTTCCTAATTTAGCTTGGAGAACCTGTGGAAGTGTTTGTTGTAATAAAGAAAGTTCCTCAATAGGAAGTGTGTCAACCCCCTTAATGATATCAGTCATCGAGGGGGTTGTAACACGTTCAACCTTATTCTTCCTGGTCTTTGACATAACGAGCAGATTAAGCAGTTATGTTAATTGCCAATAATTTTTGAATAACAGGATAATCCTTGGAAACTATCATTACCGAACCGCTGACTGCACCTGTAACTCCAGACGCATCAATGGTCACTTTTTTATCCTCAAGAGTTATAGAAACATCAGCCATAGTTCCTGAAACCTCAAAACCCTGAGGGGTATAGGCATCAGCCGGAGTAGTTTCAATAGTTACTTCCACGGGAGTATCTTTATCAGCCATTGCTATTTCAACAGTAGCGGGGTTAAGTGCAATACTATCCAAAGGAATAACCAAAGAACCATCCGCTACTAAACTAACCAGAGTATTTTGAGCACCCTGAATTAATTTATCCAGATTTAAACCTTTTTCTTGTGCAAACTGAATCAGAAAAGATTCAGAAGTGGGTTCTACATTGAAATTGAAACCTAACTCAACCAACTCTTTAGAAGCAGAGGGGGTCTGAGTTATGAAACAATTATCTTGAAAACCTGTATTATCGGTTAATAATTCACCGTATATAGTGGTATCACCTGTTTTTCTAAAAATGTAAACTACCATCTTTTTATATTTTAATTAAAATTACATTATCTATCCATCTTGATAGGGGCACTTGAAAATACATGATCTCCATGGGAAAATAATTTAAATTCTATCATATTATCATCCCTTGGAGATAATTTCAATAAATAATCCCCTTTCATCCTATCTTTATAAAATACTTTGTTACCTTCTTTCCCAGGATAAGCCTCATTCGTTTTAGGACTGAGCTTAGATACTAATTTCTCAGCAAAATCATCATCAATTTCATACTTGGTAGGAATACCTCTTTTATCTCTAAGAGGAAATTTCTTTCCTAAAAGTTCAATACCCTCTACTTCTTTATGGGATTGAGGATGATTCATTGTAATAACTTTTACCCTGGAAGGATCAACTCCATCATGTTGAACTTGAGTTAAAAAAGCATCCATAATGGTAGAAGCCCTTTCACCTCTCCAATTATCTCCGTTAGAATACTTTTTATAAAAAGAAGAATTTTCCAATTCTTTAGAAGATAAACCAAATTTTTTAGAAACTGTACTTATAAAATCATCAACATCTTCTGAATTATTCAGAATAGAATAAATTTTACTTTGTTCTTTTTCGCTAAATTTTACTTTGTTCTTTTTCTCTTCCTCTTCGCCATATTCCTTTCCAAAGGCTTCTTTATATTCCTTCTTCAATTGAGCCTGTCCTTCTGGTGTAGCCCAATATTTAGCGTTCTTTTTATGGCGTTCCTCACTTGGAGAAATTTCTCTCTTCTTGGCTGTACCATATCTTTCAGCATATTCTTGACGTTCTTTAGCCTCTAAAACTCCAGCAGTTGGTTTTTCTTCCTCCTCTCCATCACCATGTCCTTCTCTCTTCTTGTAAGGCTGACCTACACGGTGCAACCGACGATTAGTAGGATTATCAGCATAGCGTCCGGTACGCTGGGCTTTATCGAACCATTCCACAAGAGGTTCCCGATAAAATAATAAAGACTTGGTAAGATCATCATTTACAACGATTTGTCTTTTCAAGTCATTCAATTCGACAGCCTTTTCCAGACGTTCTTCATCATCCAATTCTCCAGATTTTGATTTAGCGATAAAATCAGTTTGGAACGCTTTAACTACATCAGCCGTAAATATTTCATACCCATAGAGTTTAGCTTCCTGCAAAAACTCCTTACGAGTCTTCTCTCCTTGATTTATATATTCCATTTTTTTAAAAGGTCTAATTTTATGCTAATATACAAAAATTTCTTTAAACAAAATAATTTTTTAATTATTTTCTGCCTGTTCTCTTT